TGGACCTTTATGCCCGGATCCTCAGGGCCAGGGGGGCTTTATCAATTCGTTGGCAAACGAACCCGCGTAACAGTGGAAGAAATTTTATGACCGACCTAGAAGATCTATTGAAATCGGCGAGTCCAGAGAAGAAGAGAGAGGTCGTTGATCTTTTGCTTGAGCAATTTACTTTTTGGAATGACCAAAACACTCAGTTGGTGACCAGCGGAATAGATATGGCGATACTTTACACTTTGCGCGCTCGCGACAATGAGCTCGAAACATACCACGAGCTTAAGGGCACCGTGGGGGATTCGGGCGAACAATTGGCCGATATGAATCATGAGATTCGGAAAATATTGGAGACGTCCGATGAGTGAACACGACATTGCTGTTTTAGTGGATGAGATTAATCGCCTTCGGACTCGCATTTGCGAACTTGAAGATGAAATTAAAAACTCAAACAAATTCGCGCAAGACCAAGAGGATAAAATCGCAGAGCTTCTTGGCGTGATTCAAGACAATAACATTGAGATTAGCCATCTCAAAACTATCATTATGGAGAAACAAAAATGAGCGAGCCTAAGTGGAAAAAGCAAATTGATAGACAGGACTTATTAGATAACTTGGCGGGAGTTTTCTTTTTCACGATCTTAACTTTGGCGGTGATAGCATGACCAAAGAGCTTGAGGAGAAGTGTGAAGCGTTGGCCGCTGAATCGGGTTATGACGATCACCATTCAACCTATCATGGCGAGACAATTCGTGAAAAGGCAGCGTTCCAAGCAGGCTTCCGCGCCGCAGTCGAGACTTTGGCGGGGATGGCGCCGGGTGAGTTTGATGAGCAGGCTCTAAATGCTTTTATCGGTGATAAGATCACGACAACTGGCGAAGTTCCAACATATGCGGAAGTCGAAAGGTTTTTACACGCAAAATACTCCGCCGCTCTCGGCGCTAGGGACGAACGCATTCGGGAGCTTGAAACCAAGGGCCTACAAGCAGCAGGCTGGGGTTTCGACAAGGGCATCCAACTTCACGATGCCGAAAGCAAACTCCGCGAGCAATCGGCTCTATTGCGCGAAGCAATCTCGATGATTGAAAAATACCGCATGGGTTTCGCGCCAGAATACGAGATGTCGATCGCCTTTACAGAGCACGCTACAGCAGCCCTCGGGCCGCAGGCGAAAGAGACGGGGGAGTGATGGCTCTCGTAAAAGCTAAACGGATATCGTGTGCGTGTTGCGGAATGGTAGTCGGACAAATTTACGAAGGTGTTTTAGGTGACGGCGGAATATATTTCAATCCGCTAGTTTTCGGCGAGTATCAAGGCGATCACATTGTCGATGGCTTTTTCGAGATACTTAAACCAACCCCGCCCTCAGGCGATAGGGGGGATTCTGATGAATAAATATATCAAATGCCACGCGTGCGGCTCTACGGAAGACGACTGCGGATGCCCTCCAAAGTATAACAGCCATGGGTATGATCTAAATAAGTTCGTGAAGTTTGAACAACCCCCCGCGCCGCCTATTCAAGCTGTCGCCGTTGATATGGACGAAATTTCTGCCGAGATATTTCGGCAAACATATGATGAGCCGCCGACCGGCCAGGGTGATATTAATGATGCAATTCGTGAAGGCGCCAAGCTGTACGACAAACATTTCGGGATGGACATGGCGATCCCAGGCACAGATCGAACTGTCAAAATGATTTCCAAAGAATACGCCGACCGCCTTGAGGCCGAGCTTAAACTCGCGAATGAAGCGATGTTCGCCCAGGCGGACAGGGCGCGAAAAGGCGAGGCCCGCGTGAAGGAACTAGAGCAGCAATTGGCGTTTGCCGCTGGCGGAGGATATAACGAGATACCAATACTCAAAGACAAAATCGCCGCGCTTGAAGCTGAAAACGCAAAAGTGCGTGAGGAAATATACCGTAAAGACAAATGGGTTAATAAGGAAATAGAACGCCTGCGCTCGGCGCTAACGAAGATCGCGAACTCCACTAAGTGGGGCGAAGACACCGCCATTAAACGCGAAATAACAAGCTTGCAGGCAATTGCCAAAGATGCCCTCGGGCGCGCAACGGAGGAGTGAATGGAAATTAAATGCCAGGCGAAAGAAAAGCACGGTAAGAGCGGGTGTCGGCATTGCGGCGGTTACGGCCACATTGTACACGAAGCAAAATGCCAAAACTGTCAGCGCCCTTATTGGACAAAACCCGGTAGTTTTACTACATACGACGGCAAGATATTTCGCTCGTTTGACGGCCTTTTAATTAGGGTACATTTTGATAGGCCGTGGACGTGTGAAAAGTGTGAGCCCATTAGCGAGAAGGATTTTATTTTATGAGCAACTCACAATTTCAAGGGGTGGCGAACCACATACAAAAAACCCGCGAAGAATTAGAGGCGCAAATTAAAGCGCTAAACGAAAAGATTGAAGCACTTGAAAAACGCTTTAATAATTTCATTAATGCCGAGAAAATAAGGAGGGCCAGAACATGACCCACCCTGAGCGCCCGGCGAGGGAGAGAAAGTGCAAACACAATCCATCCTGGCCGTACTGTAAAGATCCTCGATACTATTTTCGCTGTGAGTTTTGTGGCGTTGTCATGACGTATGGCTTGAAGGCCGAGCAATTTAGAGAACATATCGAATCAGCCGAGTGTTGGTGCGAGCCTGAATTAATTGGCGACCATGAAAGCGAAGGTGGCGCCAAACACTATCTGCATAGGGAGATCCAATGAGCGGAGCGAAAGAGTTTTGGTTTAATTTCAGGTTTGGCGACAAGGAGTCGGTGTCTCAAGAGGTAACTGTTTGGTGCATGAAGAACGGTCAGCATGACTTTCACGCCATCGAACGCGAGCCCGTCATGCGCTTGCTTGAGGAAAGCTTAAGGGCGCTGGAGCGCTCTGGATGCATCTGCGCTGCGAGCATTGGACATCCATGCGCCACGTCTCACTCGCCAGACTGCAAGCGCAATAGCGCCACGGCGGCCAAACTCAAAGCGTTCTTGGAGGGCGGGAAATGAAAGTATAAATCAATAAAACTAGCGTCGCGCAGGGCCGGGTCGAGTGGGGCTTTGCAAAGCTTAGTTTAGTAAAGTGATGTTTCCCGTTTCGGGTTGGTATCGGTCGCGATTAAACTCGGCGCCTTGCAGGACGTAGCAAGCTCCGCTGGAGGCCAGCCCGAGCGGGGTTTTTATATAGAGGCGTATATAACTGCGCGAATATATGCGTTAGTATATAACGGGAGGTAAACATGGACACATGCTGGTTCTGCAAACGCCCATTGAATGAGTGCGAGTGCCCGAAGGTGGCCAAGACGAATTATGCGAAATCTAACGCGCCCAATAAACGCTAACGGCGGGTCACGAACATGTTAGCATTTCCCGATGGGGAAATATCTTAAGCGATTGTTAGAAAAGCTGTGCCCGCACGTTTGGCGTCGCGGGGAATGGATTTATCGAGGCCAGGGGATCTATGTTCGTTACGGCCGTTGCCCAATCTGCAAGTCATGGTGCAAAGATGCTAAACAAGATTATTAGGCGCCTGTTTTACAGGTACAGGTTTTGGAGGGCGGGGCGATGAGTATTTATCTGATTGAAAAAGCATGGTCCGATTCTATGGAAAATGAAGTTAACGCTGCTTTTGGGTATAAACCGCACGGCTATGTATTTAATGAGGCAGAGGCCCAGCAAATTTGTGAAACCTCGCCCTTTTGCACCAAGGAAACCCATGGTTGGGCGGCACCCGAATGGCCACACTACGATGAAAATTTTAAAGTTGTAGGCGTCAAAAGAGAGCGGCTTTATAGATATTCAGTTATCCCGAAACTGTCGGCGCCAATCTAGCTCGCGCCTTTTGGCACAGCCACTAGCCCGCTTTATCACCCTTTTTAGGCTCGGCCTTTTCAATGGCTAAAAGAACTAACTCTTTGACCTTTTTACCAAACTTGCGCTTGGTACGTGACTGGGCTGCCATGTAGCGCTCCCACACGTCGGGGTCTACGAAGAACGTAATCCCCTTTCTTTCACGCCAAGACGGGCCGTCCGTGGCCTCGTCAAAATTAAAGTCGAAATCAAAATCTTCCATGTTTTTCGCGTCAACTCTATTCATCTCTTTAAAGTCTAAATGTGAAGTTTTCTAAACACAAGGGCATTACAAACTAATAAAAATGTAAAAGTTCTGTAAACAGAAAACCCGTGTCAGCATTGATTTATGGACGACGCTAAAGGGGCTCCAAAGTTCTATGTTGACGAGATCAGGCGCGCCGAGCGAAGGGGCGAAAAGGGCATTACCGCCACGCTTTTTATCCCCGATGACAATTACCTTGTGCAGGAAATGGCCGTAAAAGCCTTGGTTCGATCTCAGACCCAAGACATTGGCGAAAATGTGCCGGTCCTTAAAAAGGACGAGGGGACGTAATGGGCCCACAGGCCGAGAGCCCAGAGGGCCGTATGTGGGGCGCTGTTATCATGACGGCCTTTCATGACGCGAAAGTGGTTATGGAAACGGCAAAGATTGATATTGATCTTAGGGGTAAAGTTTCCCGCCAAACAAAGAGAGAGTTTCAGGTTTTGCACCGCGAGATTTCACACTCTCATTTTGCCGACATTTGCTCCTTCATGGGTGTCGCTCACGATAGGTTTTTAAAATCATTTTACAAGGAGATGGAAAAGGCTGGGCTAAAGCTTTCAGACTTTTATTCCATTATTCCGAAAGCGGGGGCGCTTTGAGTTTAGAACATAATGATAAAATCGTGTGGGTTGACGTTAAAAAACTAAAGCCCAATCCAAACAACAGAAACAAGCACCCTGAGAGCCAAATCGACGAGATTGTAAAACAGATAAAATACCAGGGTTGGCGCCACGCAATTGTTGTAAGCAATCAATCAGGATTTATCGCCGCCGGCCACGGACGCTTGCTCGCGGCCCGCAAAATGGATCTTAAAAAAGTCCCGGTTGTTTATCAGGATTTCACCGACGCCGAGCAAGAGTATGCCTTTGGTGTGGCGGATAACGCTATTGCGGCGCGGGCAGAGCTTGATTTGCCGGCCATTAATTTTGATGTCGCTGATTTGGGGCCTGATTTTGATATTTCGCTTTTGGGGATTGAGGATTTCGTAGTTGAGCCCGCCGACAAATACGCGGACCAAGACGCAGACAGTGTGCCGGAAAATGTTAAAGCGGTCGCGAAACTCGGCGATATATATCAGCTTGGCCCGCATCGCTTGATGTGCGGGGACTCGACGGACCATGCGACGGTTGAGACGTTGATGGCGGGCGAGAAGGCGGATCTATACCTGACCGATTGCCCCTATGGGGTGAGCATGGAGGCTCGCGAGAAATCATCATCATCATGGGTGAACAAAGACCGCGTACATTCAAAAATTGAAAACGACGACAGGCCGCTTAGTGAAATGAAAATATTTTGGACCGAGGTCGCGAGCGCCGCAATCGCAAACTGCACCGACGAGGCCTCGTATTACTGGTTTGCGTGCCAAGGCGGGGATCAGATGATGATGATGATGGCTCTCGGCGACGCGGGATGGGCTGTCAAGCACGAATTGATTTGGCTGAAAGATCAAATGTGTTTTGGACGCGCCGACTATCACTATAAACACGAACCAATAATTTACGGATGGAAGCGAAAAGGAAAGCACAATTGGTTTTCGGACAGGAAGCAAACCTCAGTTTTAGAATTTGCTCGCCCAAAGAAGTCAGACCTCCATCCGACAATGAAGCCGGTTGAATTGCTTGAATATCTTCTCGGCAATTCGTCAAAGTCCGGCCACAAGGTTTTAGACACCTTCGGCGGCTCAGGCTCAACGCTGATCGCCTGCGAAAAAACAAACCGCAAATGCTTCATGATGGAACTAGATCCCCACTACGTTGATGTTATCATTGCGCGCTGGGAGAAGTTCACAGGGCAAAAGGCTAAAAAGCTGTGAAACCAAACCGAGGCAAACTCCGTCAACAAAAAGCAAAAGCCGCAGGCACGGTGCCGATCTTTGACGATGACAAGTTTAATGAGATGAAAAAGCTCATGCGGATGAGCCCGACTATTTACGATACGGCAGCGTTTTTCGAGTGCGCAAAAACCACAATAGAGGATGAAATTAAGCTTAGAACGGGCCTTACGTTTTCTGAGTTTCGGGATCAGTTTATGGTGCATACGCGCATGGGACTAAAGCGAAAGTGCATAGAAAAGGCCATGCAGGGCGATAACACGATGCTGATTTGGTGCACGAAAAACATTTGCGGCTGGGAGGAGAAACCTCAAGCCGTGGTTGAAATCAATAACACAAACGCCAGCGCCATTATTCAAACGGATTTGAAGGAGCGCATTAAACAATTAAAGGGTGAGACATGACGCAAGAACAAATTGAAATGGTAGAGGCTTTTTTAAAGACGGCGAACCCTGAAATTGAAGTTTTGTCTATCAAAACGGAACGCAACACCGACCGTGGGCCTAAGGCCCCAAAGTTTCTCACTGAAATTGTAGTAAAAGATCCCGCCCATAAAAAACCGTATGTAGTTAAAAAGAACAGCCTCGCTGTTTTCAGAGCAATGAAACAAATCGCACGCAAGCCCCGCGCGGAAACATGATCTGCTCCTCGCTCACCCGCGAACAATCAAACGCGCTTTACTTAGAAGTGCTAGCGGACCAGGACACGGCGGCACTGCGCGACCTATGCCAAAATGATTTGTTCTTTTTACTCACCATGGGCTGTAAGCGTAAGGACATTGATAAAGATTGGCTTTACGACAGGTGCCGCGAAGTCGAGGCGAATCCAGACGGGTTTTTAGACCTGTGGGCGAGAGAACACTATAAAAGCACCGTCATAACTTTTGGCCTTTCAATTCAAAACATTCTAAAAGACCCTGACGTCACAATCGGTATTTTCTCGCACACAAGGCCCATCGCTAAGGGTTTCTTAGGCCAAATTAAAACGGAGCTTGAGCAGAACACATTCCTTAAAAAACTATTTCCCGACATTTTATATGAAAACCCTAAGGGCGAATCGCCAAAATGGAGTTTAGATTCAGGCCTTAGGGTAAAGCGCCTCACAAACCCCAAAGAGGAAACTGTCGAGGCGTGGGGTTTAGTTGACGGCCAGCCCACATCGAAGCATTTTAAAATCCTGCTTTACGATGACGTTGTGACCCGCGAATCGGTGACTACGCCTGAGCAAATCAAAAAAACGACCGAGGCGACAGAGCTTTCCTTTAACTTAGGCGCCCAGGGCGGAAAGCGCAGGTTCATTGGCACCCGTTACCACGCAAACGACACGTATCGCACGATCATGGATCGAGGCACTGCGACCGCGCGGCTTAAGCCCGCCACACATAACGGCAAAATGGACGGCGAGCCCGTGTTCTTTTCTAAAGAATTACTCATGGAAAAGCGCCGCGATATGGGCCCGTATACTTTTGGCTCACAGATGCTTCAGGACCCGGTCGCTGATAAGGCGATGGGGTTTAAGTCCGATTGGCTGAAATATTATGAGGACCTTGGCCCGACCGAAGACTGGAACAAATATTTAATTGTCGATCCGGCCTCAAAGAAAAAGAAAACCTCAGACTATACGGTAATGAAAGTCATTGGGCTTGCGCCAGATGCTAACTATTATTTGATCGATGCCATTCGCGACAGGCTGAATCTCACCCAAAGAGCCAAGCGCCTGTTTGAACTACACCGCAAGCACCGCCCGCTTGACGTGGGCTATGAAGAATACGGAATGCAGGCCGATATTGAACACATGCTTTATATGATGGAGCAGGAAAAGTACCGCTTTAATATTACACCGCTTGGCGGGCAGGTCGCAAAAGAGGACCGTATTAAAACGCTCATTCCGAAGTTTGAACAGCGCCGCATTTATCTCCCAAAGCATTTACACTTTGTCGATTACGAGGGGAAAGCTCAGGACTATGTTCAAACTTTCGTTGACGATGAATACTTGAATTTCCCCGTCTGTATTCATGACGACATGCTGGACTGCATGGCGCGCATCTTAGACCCGGCGCTTGACGCTAAATTCCCCGAGCAGAAAAAACCACAGGCCGAGGCCCCACGCCGATACGACGGCAACGGCCAAGGATGGATGGGCTAGACCTTTTACATTTTGTAAACTTAGCTTAAACATTTTTACAGCCTCAAAATTTGGCTGTGGCCCACACAAATTCCGATAATACCGAAAGCTCTCAAGAAGAGAAAGACGAAACGTCGCACGCCGAAAATCTCATTGAGACGGCAAAGAAGCGATTTCAATTAGCGGTTGATGCTGAAAGCGAAATCAGAACCGCAGCGCTTGAAGATCTTAGATTTTCCATAGGCGAACAGTGGCCTGAAAACATAAAAGCCGACCGCGAAACTCAGCGCAGACCCACTCTCACCATCAATCGCCTTCCACAATTCATTAGACAGGTCACAAACGATCAGCGCCAAAACCGCCCATCCATAAAAGTGTCACCCGTTGATAACGGTGCTGATCCCGATAGCGCTAAAGTCCGCCAAGGGCTAATCCGTCACATTGAATACTCCTCTAATGCCGACGTGGCCTATGACGTGGCCTTTGATGGCGCGGTCCGAAAGGGCCTGGGCTATTTCCGTATCACGACGGAATACTGCGACCCGCTGAGCTTTGATCAGGACATTAAAATCAAGGCCGTTCCCGATTCGTTTTTAGTTTATCTAGATCCGTTTTCTCAAGAGCCAGACGGCAGTGACGCCAATTGGGGTTTTGTTTTTGAGGACGTAAACGAGGACGACTACAAAGCGCAGTATCCAGGGACCAAGCTCACAAAAGAAAGCGACTGGTCCTCTCTTGGCGATACGTCAGGCTGGATCAAGGAAAAGTCCGCCCGAATTGCCGAGTATTTTTACAAAGAATTTAAGTCCGTCAAAATCTTTCAAATGTCTGACGGCTCAGTCGTTCGCGATGACGACGAGGCTGGAAAGCAAATGGCCGCGGCCAATATGCTTCAAATCAAAAACGAGCGCACCGCCATGCTCCCCGTTGTCCATTGGGCGAAGATCAATGGCCTTGAGGTTTTAGACGAAAAGGAATGGGCGGGCTCTTATATCCCAATCATTCCGGTCTATGGGGACCGCATCTTCATTGACGGTAAAAAGGTCCTTGAGGGCATAGTCCGCCACGCAAAAGATCCGCAAAGAATGCTCAACTACTGGGAAAGCGCGAAAACAGAGACTATCGCTCTTGCGCCGAAAGCCCCCTGGATTATCGCAGGCTCACAAATCAAGGGCTATGAGAAAATGTGGGAGACGGCGAACACAGAAAACTATTCCGCTCTCATCTATAACGCTCAGTCTTTAAATAATACTCCACTCCCACCTCCACAGAGAAATTCATACGAGCCGCCAGTGCAGGCCATGACCATGGCGCTTCGTGAATCAGGCGAGCACTTGAAAGAAACCACCGGCGTCTACGACGCTGCGATGGGGGCGAAATCAAACGAAACCTCAGGTGTCGCGATTCAGCGCCGAAGCCAGCAGGCTCAGACTTCAAACTTCCATTTCGTCGATAACCTTTCGCGCTCTTTAAGACACGCCGGGCGCATAATTTTAGAGCTTATTCCAAAGATCTACGACACCGAACGTGCCGTTAGAATCATTGGCGAGGACGATAGTGAAGAAATAAAAATAGTAAATCAAATTGTTGATCCTGAAACAAACGGGCCAGGGATCAATCTTTCCTCAGGCAAATACGACATTATTGTTCAAACAGGCCCAAGCTATGCGACGAAGCGCCAAGAGGCCGCTGAGCACATGCTTGAGTTTATCAAGGTGTTCCCCGCCGCCGCTCAAGTGGTGGGCGACCTTGTGGCGAAGAACTTAGATTTCCCTGGTGCTGGCGATTTCCAAGAGCGCCTTAAGGCTATGGTGCCGCCTGAGTATATCAAGGACAAAAAGAAGCCCGAAGTAGATCCAGAAATGCAGGCGCAGCTTCAGCAGATGCAACAAATGGTTGATCAGCTCACTGAACAACTAAACCTAAAAACCTCACAAATTGAAACTAAGACTTTAGAGCTTGAATCTAAAGAGCGCATCGAAATGGCGAAACTCCAAGTCGTCGTTGAAACGAAACTCGCCGAGCTTGGCGCAAAAGAGGGCATGTTCGCCCTTCAGCAAGAGATTGCTCAGATTGAAAATCGTCTGAATCTCTTGAATCAAAATCAACCAATCCAAAATCAAAATCAAGGCGCGGGACCTTCTGAGCCCATGGCGCCTGAGCAAGTTCAAGAACAACAACCTGCTGGCGGATTCTCGCCTGGCGGAATGGAGTACTAATGCCTATAGAAGTCGTGTCCACAGAGGCCACACAAACGCAAGCGACGGCGGAGAAGTCTGCTGAAGTCGTAAAAAACACCGAGGCTGAAACGCCAAAAGAAACGCCCGAGCTTGTTGCGCAAGACGCTATCGAGACGGACGAGGACAATTCGGAAGGTCCTGAAAACGAGGAAGAGGAAAGTGACTCGAAAGAGGCCGCTATTGAAAAGCCTAAAAAATCAGGCTCTCAAAGGCGCAAGGAAAAGATTGAAAAGCAAAGATTGGAGATTGAGTTTTTGCGCGAGCAATTGCTGAAAACCGCTCCACAAAAAGCTGATCAATCTGTCCAGGAAAAGCCCGTTCAAAAAGCTGAAGGCAAGCCAGACCCGAACGATCCAAAATACGAGAACTACGAGCAATATCTCGCGGACCTTGTTGACTGGACGGCGGAGCAGAAGCTCACGGCAAAAGAGCGAAAGGCTAATGAAGAAAAGCTTAAGGCCGAAATTGAAACCAAGACTGAAACCTTTAAGACCAGATTGAATGAATTTGCCGAAAAGCATGAGGACTATGACGACGTGGCCGAATCGGTCGCTGACGTTAGAATTCCTCTAACTTTATGGAACCACATTCAAGAGTCTGAAAACGGCATTGAGCTTTGGTATCAATTAGCGAAAACGGATGTTGCTGAATACAAACGTATCTGCAGCCTCCCGCCGTCACAACAAATGATTGCGGTCGGAAAGTTCGAAGCCCGCCTAGAGTCTCAAAAATCCACTCCTCAAAAAGAAACGAAAGTTTCAAAAGCACCCGCGCCCATTAGCCCCGTCGGGGCGAAGTCGTCTGGAAGCGTAAAGAAATCAATTTACGATCCGAACATTTCGCAAGCCGAATTCGAGGCCGTGGTGAGGGAACAGGAAAAGCGTCGCTCGGCATGGGGCTGAGCTACATAAATTTAACTTTAACCTTTGCCCCATAACTAGGGGCCAGGAGTTTTAAAATGAGTAATAGTCTTTTAACAAACGACGTCATCACGAAACGTTGCATGATGTCTCTTAAAAACGCACTGGTATTGGCCAGAGGCGTAACCCGCGAATACTCTGACGAGTTTTCAAAATCAGGCGCCAAAATCGGTAACGTATTAAACATCCGTAAGCCTTCACGCTACGAAGTCACCTCAGGCGCTACATTGAACATTCAAGACAGTGTTGATCAATCAGTCGCCCTGACTCTTGATAAGCACTATCACGTCGGCATGGCTTTCAGCCAAGTTGATCGTACTTTGTCTTTAGATAAATTCACTGAGCGTTACATCGATCCCGCCATGATCGCGCTTGCTAACAAAATCGATAGCCAATTGGCCATTGATATGTACAAGTCCGTTTTCACGGCTGTCGGCGTTCCAAGCGCCTCCGCTCTTCCTTCCACCCTTAAGGGCTTCGTGCAAGCAAAAGCCTATATGGAGTTGTTGGGCGCCCCTGTTGGTCAATACAACTCTGTTGTTGACCCGCTTGTGCAAGCCTCAATGGTTGATGGATTGAAAGGCCTTTTCCAATCTTCTGAGAAAATCGCTGAGCAGTACGAGCAGGGCCTGATGGGTATCGCTGGCGGATGTAAATTCTCATCTTCTGCGAACGTTCCAAAGCACACCGCTGGTGCGGTTGCTGGAACTCCCGCGATCAAGACCACAATCAGCACTCAAGGCGCGACCACAATCGACGCCGACGGTATCACTGGCTCCATCACTAACTGCTACAAAGCAGGCGATGTGATTCAGATTGCTGGCGTTTACGCTGTTAACCCGCAAACTCGCCAGTCCACTGGCTTCTTAAAACAGTTTGTTGTAACCGCCGACACCAATTCTTCTTCAAACGAAATCGCATCTCTTCCGATCAGCCCCGCTATCTACTCCACTGGTCAATACCAGAACGTAGACGCTCTGCCGGTTGATGGCGCTGCGATCACTTTGTTCGGTGCTGCGAACACCTATGCTAGCGTCGTTGCCCCACAGAACCTGGTTTACCATAAATCAGCTTTCGCTATGGGTGTTGCTGACCTTGAGCTTCCTGGTGGAAACGCAAAAGCCACTCGCGCCACAGACAAAGACGCAGGTCTTTCTCTGTTGATGACCGAGCAGTTCGACATCGTTAACTACCGCACAATTCATCGTATCGATTTCTTGGGCGGATGGAAGTGCGTGTATCCGGAGCTTGCCGCTCGTGTAGTCGGACAGCCTGCTTAATAAAAACCCGCATGAGGGCCAGCGCATAGGGTGCTGGCTCTTTTTTGTTTAAAACTTTTAAGGAGAAATTAAATGAACACAGCTACTGATTCTTTAGAAACAAACACGCCAAAGACAGGCGGCGGAATGGCCGTGGGCCAATCTTCCTCTGATTTGGTTGGCTTTTGGGGCGCGACTCCTGTCGATCAGCCCGCATCTCTCACGGCACAGCTCACCACTATTACGCACACTGAGCCCGGTACTCCGGATTATGCAATTCAAGGCATTACCAACTCATCGCCCTTTGGCTTTGTGTCGGCCGATGAAGGTAACTCGGTCTTGAAGGTTATTAAGAACCTGCAAACCCGTTTGGCCGAAGTTGAAGCCCGCCTTGAAGAGGCTGGCCTGATTGCCGCGAACTAAGTCCATCTCCACATAGGGACGTGTGGACGGCAGGGGCCCTGGGGTGACGTTTTTATTAACGGTTGCCCCGATTGGCAGCGCCCGAGGGCCCCTGAATTTTTACGAGAAAGGTTTTTATGCACGTGTTTCCAAAATGGTTTTATCACCCTGAAAAAATTGACGGCCTCATTGTCCACTCGCAAGCACAGTTGGATGGCCTTGGTGAGGGCTGGGTGCATTCGACCGCTGACTTTCCTCCAAAAGAGGAGCCCGCAGACACTTATCAAGAGCACATGGAAAAGTGGGAATCAAAAGAAGAAAAGAAAAAGCCCTCAAAAAAAGGGAAACATAAATAATGGGCACCGCCAGGGATCGCATCACTAGAATGATGAGACTCATCGGTGCTATCGCCCAGGGGCAAACCCCCTCAGCACCTGAAATCGCTGACGGCATTACCGCAATGAACGGCATGTTCGGCCAGTGGTCAGCTGACGGCTTTGTTATCCCAAACGCTGTCAGAGAAGAGTTTTCCCTGGTCTCGGGGACCGCAAGCTACACCATGGGGCCATCGGCGACCTTTAACACTTCTCGCCCCACAAACATCGTTAGAGCGACAATTGAAATTCAAGACGCTAACCCCTATGAGACCGCACCAGTCGATATTATTACCGTTGAAGATTACGCCGATATTTCAAATAAAGCGACCGCAGGTACGCCGACAAAACTCTATGTTGAGCACACGGCCACACAAATCACGCTTTATCTTTGGCCCGTGCCTGATGCTGCGAACAAAATTGCTCTTTATTCGGAAAAGCCCTTAACCCTGATCACCGACGCCTCAGACAATGTGACGCTCCCACCAGGGTATGACGACCTTATCGACTTCAATGGCGCTGTTCGTTTAGCGCCTGAATACGGAAAAGCGGTATCGGCGGAAGTCGCAAGCATCGCTCAATCGACACTTGAAACCATACAGAGAAAGAATTTAAAGCCCCAAACCCTAAGCGTCGACGCGGCTCTTTTGGGTGGGAAAAGATACAACATTTACACAGGACCTTGATTTGCGCTTTGAGGGGTTCGTTGGCCAAAGTTATGTAGCAAACTCTGTCAATTTGAATTGTCAGCGCACAATGAATTTGTACCCAGAGACCGACGAATCAGGATACGGCAAAGAGCGCACGGTTATGTCCCTTATCCGCGTGTCAGGCTATAGACTTTTAAATGGCGCAGGCTCCGGCCCCCAGCGGGGGATGTTCGTAACTGCAAGTGGGCGTGCGTTTACAGTTTCCGGCACAACACTTTATGAGATTACTGATGTTGACGTGCCAGTTAGTCGCGGCATTTTAAGCACCTCCACAGGTCAAGTGAGCATTGAGGAAAACGGCGTTCATCTTCTCATGGTGGACGGGACGGCTGGCTACACGTTTGAGCTTTCTACAAATACATTCGCCACGATCACCGATGAGGATTTCCCGAACGGCGCAAAGCGCGTGAGTTTCATTGACGGGTATTTCATCGTTGACGTCCCCGGCACGGGACGCTTTCAGCACTCAGACTTAAATGCCGTCACTTGGGACGCGCTTGATGACGGCGAAGGTGAGTCAAATCCTGATTATTTGGTCGGGCACGTATCATTCAACCAGGGCGTTTGGCTATTTAGCGCGAAAACGACTGAGGTGTTTTTTAACTCTGGCGAATCGAGCAACACTTTTCAAAGAGTCTCGGGCGCCGTGATCGACATGGGCTGTGCGGCGGCGTTTAGCATTCAGGTCATAGCCGAAACCGTGTGCTGGCTTGGGCAAAACAAAAAGGGCTTTGGCGGCGTATACGCGGCTCAAGGCTATCAGCCACAAAAGATTTCAACAACCGCTGTCGATATTGCAATTCAATCTTACGGCGATGTAAGTGACGCTACCTCCTGGTCCTATCAGATGGACGGGCACAGTTTCTATGTTCTAAACTTTCCGACCGCTGACAAAACTTGGGTGTTTGATCTTTCAACGCGAATGTGGCACGAGCGCGGGTATTTCAATAACGGCGAATTTTCTAGAGACAGAATCGATTGCCATATCTTTTTTAACAACATGCACATTGTGGGCGATTCTGAATCAAGCGCTCTTTATAAGATCGATAAAAACTATCACTATCAAGACATCTCGGGCGCGAATGAAATCAGGTGGGAGCGCACAGTACCCCATGTGACCTCGGGCCTTACGAATGTGTTCCATAATTCGCTTGAAATAGATATGCACGTTGGCGTTGGCCTTGACGGCGCGATTACGACTCAAGGTTATGACCCGCAAGTAATACTTCAGTTTTCAGACGACGATGGGCGCACTTGGTCTAGCGAAATCCCGGCCTCCATGGGGAAGTTGGGCGAAACACAAACGAGAGTAAAATTCAACCGCCTGGGCCGATCAAGAAAGCGCGTTTATAGGCTCTCGGGCTCTGAACCCGTAAAGACAATAATCCTGGGCGCTGAAATAGAGTTAGAAAAGGGGGCTAGCTAATGGCTGGTGAGAACGTACTCCCCCCAATTCCCTATGCCACGCCTGTGGTGGACGCAAACGGCAGGGTCACCCACGCATGGAAAAGCTTTCTCCACGAGCTTTACCGTAGAGCCGGCGGCGCCGTTGCCCTTGATAACCTAACCCTTGAAGAATTAATCGACGGTGTTTTTGATAACCTCGCCATCACGACAAATACAATTTCCTCTACAAATACAAATGGCGATATCATTTTCGACCCTAACGGCACGGGGAAAGTTAAGTTCTCTGATGCCACAGCTTCCCGCTTAGCGCTCTTTGATTCTGATAAGGGCTTAGTTTCATCAACTATCACGGAAACCGTGGCCGGGTATTTAGACCCAACAAGCTCCGTTCAGACGCAGCTAAACACAAAAGTCACCAACCCCATGACCACCGGGGGCGATACGATTTACGGCGGCGCTTCGGGTGTGCCGACACGTCTGGCGAATGGAACAGTAAAATATGTTTACGAGTCAGGCGGCGGGACCGCTGCACCCGTATGGGCTAACAACACTTCGTTTACGGCCACAAGAGCCACTTCAAACCAAACGGGTATTAACCCAAACGATTCGGCCGTCAAAGTTGCTTTCAACTCCGCTAGCATCGATACGGATACGGACTTCGACACTACAAACAACCGCTACACGGTTTCGGTCGCAGGACACTATCTTTTTAACGCCTCAGTTTCAGTAGCGGGGACGAACGTTCTTGCGAACAGGTATGGCCTTTGGCTCTTCAAGAACGGCGCCTTTACTTCTTATCTGGGGGGCTATCTCTGGCCCACGGCAGGCACTGGATTTACTATTGGCGGCCCAAGCGCCATTGTTTCCGCCGCAGCGAATGATTATTTCGAAGTATTTCTCTACGGCACGGGCAACAACTCAGCCTCGACACTAACCGTGCCATCAAACGGCTCCTCACATTTTTCAGGGTTTAGGGTGCGCTGATGAATCAAATCATGTGTCCCATAATTTTAAGAGAGAAAATCCAAAAGCTAGAGGATGAAATCCTTCAAAGCCCGAACGCGCTTGATCCGAAAAGCCTAAAGACCGTTCATTATTTGGCAAAAGGGCTTTACGCCCGCGAGCTAACTATCCCTAAAAACTACATGCTGACGGGAATGGTTCATAAGTGCGAGCACATAAATATTATTTCTAAGGGTCGCATTTTAGTTCTCACCGAGGACGGGCCCAAAGAGATTGTTGCGCCATGCACTTTGATTTCAAAGCCCGGCATAAAGCGCGTGGGCTTGGCGCTTGAGGAAACCGTTTGGACGACAATTCACGCTAATGTCACAGATGAAACGGAAATTGAAAAACTAGAGCAGGAGTTAGTCGTCGATACATACGAGGACTACGAGAAATATTTATTAGGCAAAGAGCCACAGGAGGGCGAATGTCTTTTGTCAAGGCCGTAACCACGGTCGTACAGGCCGATCAGAGCAAAAAACAGGGTAAGCGTATGGAAAACGCTGCCAACTATTCAAACCTAACCCAATCCCAGCAGTATCAACAACAGCGCGATGACCTTGAGCCGTGGCGCCAGGCCGGCGGGAATGCGCTCGGAGATTTGATGGCGGGCTTCGGACACAAGGCCCCGGAATTGGGGGAAAATTACGGCCTCAACGACCAAGAAATTCAGCTCGCAAATAATTACAAAATGCTTTTAGAAAAATCACCCGCCGCGAACGACAAAAATAGTTATTTCGCAAAAACCTGGGGCGCTGAGCTTGAAAAGCTCACTAAAAAGAGTGAGGAGGCGAAGCGCCTTGCCACACCAACAACAACGACTGAAGAAAACTATTTCAATAAAGATTTCTCCATGGCCGATTTTGAAAAAGATCCAGGCTATGCGTTTCGCTTAGCCGAGGGCCAGAAAGCTCTAGAAAGATCCGCCGCCGCCCGTGGTGGACGAAACTCCGGCGGCACGATGAAGGCCCTTCAAGCTCACGGCCAGGGCATGGCAAGTGAAGAATACGCAAACGCCTTCAATCGCTATAATGCTAATCGCGACTCTCGATATAACCGCCTTGCGAACCTAGCGGGAATGGGACAGGTCGCAACTCAACAGGTCGGCCAAGCCGGTCAAAACTACGCCAATCAGTATTCAAACAACCTGATGGGCGGCGCGAACGCTCGGGCGGCGGGAAGCATCGCCGGCACAAACGCATTTACAAACTTCGCAAAGGAAACAGAAGAGAACGCGGCAAAGGCGGCTGGGTTTGTGTACTGTGACGAGCGCCTAAAGGAGAACATTTCTGACGTTTCGCCAGAAGATTTCGCGGAGCTAGCTGAGGCGATCAAGCCAAAAATGTTCACGTATAAAAACGGTGAGCATGGCGTTGGTCAGTTTGTCGGGCCGATGGCTCAGGACATTGAACACACGAAACTCGGGAAAACTCTCGTTTATGAAAATTCACAGGGCCAGAAAGTCCTCGATCAAGAAAAAGTCTTGATGCTTCTCTTGGCGCAACTTGGGAGCAAAAAATCATGCCACTAGATCCAAGCATTTTATTTCGGCTCGACACCAAGGGTCCAGACCTTGGCGGCGCACTTCAGCAGGGAATGTCTATGAGAAAGTCTATGGACGACTCTCAAAGACAGAAAGTAGTTCAGGGGCGTGAGGACGATGCTCACCTTAAAGAAAAAGCAAAACAGATTATTTGGTCCATCAAAGATCAACCATCCTATGAGGCCGCAAAGAGTGAACTTGCGAAGATCGGCGCGCCGGGTCTTGATCAGTGGGGACCAGAGTATAACCCCGAAGTAGTAAAGCTTAAGCAATATGCGTCTTTGACGCCAGAGCAGCAAGTGCAAAAACAGCAATTTGATGCCGAGCTAGTTTCTCGCGAAAAAGACAGAGAGGCTTCACGCAACCAGGCCTATGCGCTGGCGAAAATTGCCGCAGGCGCCCGAGCTGATGAAAAAGAAGAAAAAAGGACGGAGAAAAAAGAGCGCCAGATAGAAACCGACATGGCGAAACTTTCAAAAGACGTTGAGGGCACGCAAGGCATGATGAGCGCCCTTGACGAGACTGAGGCGGTTTTAGGCGGCCCGCTTGAGAGCTTCAGCGTGAAAAATGGCGGTCTATATAAAGGCGGGAAAGCCGTCGATTTGCCTGGCGTTTCAATTCCCGGCATCGGGCGCGTGAGCGCTCACAGCGATCAGGCCCGAAGACTAAACGACACCGCGAAAACTGTTTTCAACGCCACGTTGAAAGACCGCTCCGGCGGGGCCGTTACCGATAACGAGTTAGACAGATTAAGAACTGAATTCAGTGAAGGCAAGTTTAACACCGAGCCCGAATTGATTGATGCGCTTCAAAGATACAAGCGCCGAGCTGCTGTTGTGCTTAAGAATCGTGAGGCTGGGTACACGCCTGAAGTTGTGAATCGTTATACCGATCAGGGCGGACGTACTTCGAAAACGATAAAGAGCGCTGATGCCGGCGGCAAGACCATAGCTAAAAAACAATACTCCAAGTCAGCAAATAAAACCAAAGTAATTTACTCCGACGGGACCGAGGAAATCTTAGATGGCCAACGATAAGATTACCGACTGGGAAGATGTCCCGGTCGAAAATAAGATTGACGACTGGGAGGATGTTCCGCTTGAGGCGCCGCAGGCTCCTGAGGGAAATCCCGTAACTCAGGCTGTAGCCAATTTCACTCAAGGCGCTGCCGCGAATTTGTCCGATGAATTTGCTGGCATTATGGAGGCCGGCGGTCGCCTCGTTGGGCTCAAAGATGTTGGTGTAAGCGACAGATCAAAGGACATAAATTTACCAAGCCTTGCTGAGGGCGGACCGACTCTTGATTGGGAAACATTACGAGACGCTTATCGTGCGGCCCGCGATAAAGAGCGCAGCGCACTTAAACAAGACGCAAAAGAACGCCCAGCATTGGCCGCAACATCGCAGGTTGCTGGGGCTATTGTTTCTCCCGCCAACAAAATCGCAAAAGGCGCTTCAGCACTTAAACAAGGCGCGGCTCTTGGCGCAACATACGGATTCGGAGCGAGTGAAGATACAGGCGCTGGTCTTGTTTATGATACCGCCGCCGGCGCAGCAATGGGCGGCGCGATTGGAAAGGGTGCCGAAAAGCTCGCGCCTGTTTTTAAAAAGGGCGCAGATAAGATTGCAGAAAAAACAAGGGCGGGGGCCGAATGGGTTTCCGCAAGAGCGCAGGGTCTTGAGCGAGCGACCGCAAGGAAGATGGAAGAAACAAGCAAAGGCAGTGTCCGCGCTGTCGGGCGTCAGGGGCTTGATGACCCCAAGATGCTTTCTCTCCGCTCAAACACTGACGACATGATCGCGCAGAACGAAAAAATTAAAAAAGCCGCCATGGATTCTAGGGCCGCAGCTTACGACAAAATCGACGATGCTGGCGCCAGCCAATTCAATCCCGTCGAAGCCGCTGACGAGGCCGCAAACAAAGTTTTAGCTGGGAAGAATTTTGATCATGACGACGCAAAAGAGACCTTTAATTTATTAGATCCCCATCTTCAAAACATTTTCTCTCGCGGAAAAGAAAATATTCCCATGAAAGAGGCCCAAAAGCTTGTCGAAAAACTCGGCGAAAAGGCCAACTTTGATACGACCCGAAGCAAAGAGGCCAACAAAATTGCAAAGGCCGTTTATAATTCTGTTCGCAAATCTGTTAACGATGCCGCCGAAAAAGGTGCCGACGTGATTGGTGTTTCCGGCCTGAAGGAAACAATCGAAGCGGCGAACAAAACCTATTCCACAGGGATGAAAGCAACGAAACTCCTTGCAAACAAAAAGGCCCGCGAAGATGGAAACAAATTCTTTGGCCTCACCGACACTATAATTGGCGGCACGGGGCTTGGCTATGCTTACGGTACCGGCGACTGGCAAACGGGAGCGACGGTTCTCGCGGGTAAAAAGGTTTTAGAAAAATACGGCGCTAAGGTCATTGCTCGCGGCCTCGACCGCGTTGCGAAGTCTCTTTCTAAAGATTCAAAAATGGCAGCTGTAATTCAAAAGAATCCCGCCGTTGTTCAAGCTATCGCGCTGGGCCTTTCGGGAACACCGCCCCCGATGTCAAAAGCCGCTGGCAAGGATGCGCCGAAAGACGGCGGGGAGTTTGTCGCCGAAATCAAAGGCCCCAACAAATGGTCTGTTGACGGCTATGCGAAGCTTTACGAGCACGACAAATCAGGCGCGTTTAAAGATCCAGCCCAAGTCGAAAAGCTTTTCTCCGAGCCAAAAGCAAAACAGCTTCTAGTGCAGGCCTCGGGGCTTAAGCCAGGCTCTAAGGCCATGGATGACATTTATAAAAAACTACAATCTCAAATGAAGGGCAAGGAGCAATAATGGCAATCGCACTTTATTCGCCAAAGATAAAATTCACAGACGCTAACGGAAACCCCTTAGCTGGCGGAAAGCTCTACAGCTATGAAGCCGGAACCTCGACTCCGCTTGCCACGTACACAGACGCTGGGGGCGGAACACCTAACGCTAACCCCGTTATTCTAGATGCAAACGGTGAGGCTAACGTGTGGCTTGCTGACGATACCTATAAATTTGTTCTACAAAACTCGGCAAGTGTCGTGCAGTGGACGGTTGACAATTATTCCATCTTTAACGAGGGTGGAATTCCTGCGGCACGAATCGCCACAGACGCTGTCACCACGGCAAAGATTTTAGACTCAAACGTCACGACCGCAAAGATTGCGGACTCTAACGTCACCCGCGCGAAGCTAGCCTCTGGCGCACGTGCCAAGGGGAGTGTTACCGCGTCTAAAACCTCGGCATACACCGCGACCTCTAGTGACGATGTTATCCCGTGCGATGCCACGAGCGCAGGCTTTACCGTAACTCTTCCTGCCGCTGCGTCTAGCACTGGCATGGAGGTGGTGATCGTAAAAACCGACGCGAGCACAAACCTCGTCACTATTGACGGAAACGGCTCTGAAACAATCGGCGGAGCCACAACAACGGCTCTTGCCACGCGATACGAATCTATAAAAATTGTCTGCGACGGCTCCAATTGGCAAATCGTTTCTCGCGCCATTCCCATCACAAGAACAAGCTTCACGCCCACCGGGACATTTATCGCAAATACCACCTACACAGGTTTTTGGCGCCGAAGCGGTGCGAACATGATTGTAGACGTGCACTTGGCTTTTGCAGGCGCCCCCACATCAACGTCTCTCGTTGTTAACATGCCGACCGGCTACACAATTCAGAATGGTGGTTTTCCATCTGTATTGGCGAACGGAACACCCGTCGGACAAGGCGTGTATGTCGATAGCGGCACGGCAAACTACCCCCTTGATGTTCGCTATGCAAGCTCAAGCACCGTCGGTGTTTTCATGTGGGGCGCAAGCGGTACCTGGGCCAACTCATCGGCTCTCACCGAAACAGCGCCCGCGACAATCGCAAGCGGGGATTCGATTCACTTAACGTTTAGCGTGCCGATTACGAATTGGAATAACTAACTTTAGGGCCAAGGACGGCCAGGGGGAAAAATGGAATTTTTAGACGTCGAATACTTTAAGAACATTTTAAGCCCTGAGTCCTTTGACAGGCTCAAAGAGTCGCTGATCATTGTCGCCGTGGTTTGGTTTGCCATGAAGGGCAAAGTCAAGGCTCTCACCGAGGGCATTTCAAAACAGGTCAACGAGTTTCAACAACACCTAGACAAAATCGAACAAGCCATTCTTATGATGGCGGCAAACGTAAAAGAATTAAAAGAGTCTCTAGAGAGCTTAGAGAAAAACCACTCTCAGCGCATTGATGCGCTTGAGGATGGGCTTACGCAATTAAAAACCAAGGTTTCAGACCTTGAAAAACCAAAGGAGTAGGTAAATGAGCAAAACAATATATGAAAAGGAAATCGGGAGTGATGGCGCGAAAGCAGGCCTCTATGTCGACGGGCAAAACCTGTCTTTGCATGTGAGCTATCCATTGGCCAAGGTTGTTGAGCCCGCCACAAAGGCTGTCGATTCACTAATCGATAAACTCGAAAAACTCATTCCTGGCGACTGGGACAAGCCCATGCTTGAGAAGGTCAAAGAGGAATACAAAGAAGAGCTTGTAAAGCTTTTGGCTGAATAATCCATGGGCTTATCTGGAAAGTACGACTTTAAGGGGATCAAACAGGCGGGCGCAGCAGGACTGCGCCTTGCCCTGGCGGCCTCGCCGTACACCGCGTGGCTTTTAAAGCTCAGCTCATTTCTTGATTTCGTCCTGGAGTTTTTCGCCAACTGGCTCGCCAACAACGGCCTGGTTTTACTAAACGTGGGCGCCAATTACGTCAACGGGGAACTCGATCAAAAGCAAATGGACTCGGCGATGGACGAGGCAATCTCAGAAATCAAAAACAAGGGCGGGAAAGACAAATTAACCGCGCAACAAAAAAAGGAAATCGACGATGAGGTTATTAAAGCCGCTCGTAAATTTTTGGTTATTGCTCGCCCTAAGTAATTGCGCCTCGTTTCAGGCGTCAGACTGGCAAGCATCGATCACGCTCCCCGCAAGTGAGGACTGCATGAGCTTTCACGTAATGAGCGGGAAAGAGGTGCGATTGCCTGCGGACAGTCCTGAGTGCATTGAGAAAAAACTAAAGTCTGTTTGGCTTGATTATGAAAGTTACAAAATGCTCAGGCGCGACATTCAGAACAACTGTCAGTTTGCTCAGTGCAAACAAATAACCGGCGCCTTTGACGGCTTGTTTTTAACTATCGATAACGCTCTTAAAAAAATACCTATCCAATAAGGAAATAAACAAATGAGAAAACTAGAAAAGAAAATGATCGACTACTTAGATAAAAAACTAGCCGGAAACGGCCTTGCTCAAGAAATGATAGCGACAAAAGATGCTCGCGGCCTTTTCATTCTCGCAGCACAGGCCTGCGTCGGCATCAGAGAGTCTGGTGGAAACAACAAGGGCCCCATGGTCGCGCTTATTCAAGACACCGTTGACGGGCCCGATTCGTGGGCATGGTGCATGAGTTTCGTGATGACCTGTCTTGCATACGCTGAATTAAAAACCGGGATCAAATCGCCAATAGTTTCGGGCGAGCACTGCATGACCGTGTGGAATAAAACTCCGAAATCTCAGAGAGTAAAAATCCGCCCCCTTCCTGGCGCGATAGCTATATGGAACTACCCCCCAGGACAGTCGGGCCACACCGGCATTCTTCACGAGTACGAAAACAAGCCAGGCAAGATGCGCCTTTTCGAGGGTAACACCGAATCAGGTCTCACCAAGGACGGCGTTATTCAAAACGACGGCGGCGGTGTCTATCACACCGAGCGCTCAACCAAGGGTTCTTCGAAAATGAAACTAGTTGGATTTTTAAAACCGTTCTGATTGTACGCCAATGGCATCGCTGGCCGGAGTATTTTTAAACCTAGGAAACAAATGAACGCAAGGAAGCGAACAGACATTACAGGAAAACGATACGGCATGCTTGCTGTAATTGAGCGGGCCGGGACTGTTCGCGGTCGATCCCGTTGGCTTGTTCGCTGCGACTGTGGCACGGAGCTTGTTCTTAGTCGCGTAAGATTTGCCAATGCAGGTAAATCCAGCTGCGGATGTCGGGCGCTTGCCGCCAACACTGTGAGCGAAGTTTGGCGGCGCTACAAAAGGCAGGCTGCGGAAAGAGGTTTTGAGTTCAATCTCTCAAAAGAACAGGTTGAGCAAATAATTTTCCGAAACTGCTCTTATTGTCTTTGCCCACCAATGAATCGGCATGAGCCCGCAGCCAAGCCGTACAATGGGATTGACCGGGTTGATTCATCTCTCGGTTATGAAATGGAGAACGTTACACCATGTTGTGCTCAATGCAATCGCGCAAAAAGTAACTATGCGCTCGCTGATTTTTTTAAGTGGGTGGACGCTGTCCACTCTCACTCAGTAAGGGACAGAGATAGTTAATACATTTTTATGAGGAGAAAAGAAATGTTCGACGCAGCGGAAATTCAAATCATAGGCTTGTGCGCGATTATCGGCGTGCTCGCCATAGGCCACGCCTATCAAGGTGCAAGTTACCTGTGGCGCAAAATCTATAACCCCGTCGTTTCACTCGATCAAAACCAATGGCTCGCGGTGCAGACCGCCCTTCGCGCTAAAGAAATCGGTCCCGCCGTTATGGACGGCATCCCTGGCCCCCACACGAGAGAGGCCCTTTCAGACTTTCAAAAACTTGTTGGCGAGAAACCCACAGGCGAATCAAGGCTTAGAACATTACAAAAACTAGGAGTGAAATAATGAGTATCACAGACGTAAAAATGGGGCCGGCACTCGCGGCGACAGGATCAACCGACGCCGTGCTTATGAGCGGACAGCCGTTCTCGGTGCAAGCTTTTGGCACAACTACGGCGGGGGCAGGCACTGCAACGGTTATCGTTGAAGGGTCAAACCACGCAAGCCCCTCTCTTGATGGGCATTGGGTGACGCTTGCCACACTATCGCTTTCCTTTACCACGGCGGTTGGGAGCGATGCTGGGGGCTCAGTACTTCCGTACTTAAATGTACGCGCTAGAGTTTCGGCAATTTCTGGCACGGGCGCGTCCATTAGTTTTCAAATGGCAAAAGGCAAGAGCGCATAAATGGCAACACATGCTGCGGCCTCGGGGCTTGCGGTCCCCGCATCAGTCACCGTCGAAGATGCCGTCACGAACGGCTCAACGAATGCGATTACGTCAAATGCCGTATATGACCAAGTACAAACATTATTGAGTGGGATTGCGGACAAACAGGATATCTTTGATGCGCTTACCGATATGGGGCGGAGTACGTTCCGGCACTGGGATTTTGAGCACGATGACCGTGACACATTGACCGCATTTTCAAATGCTGGCGGCGGGTCGGGACAGGCCGTGTCTCAAGCTTCCACGGGTGTAAACTCGACCGAAAACGCCATTGGAGTGATGGACTGTATCACGGGGACGGGGACAACCGCTCGCGCCGGTCTAATTTCTTCGGGTAATCTTCGCATTGGAAGCCATCGCTTAATTTTCGCAGCGCGGGTCGCCCTTAGCGCGGTATCCGACGGCACCAACACATACACCGCCTATATTGGTTTCATCGACAATACCGGGTCTGGCGACATGACTGATGGGATTTATTATCGCTACACCCACAGCGTAAACTCAGGCAAGTGGGAGGCGGTAACCGCCGCGGCGACAGTACGCGACCCAGAAGACACTGGCGTTTCGCCTGTGGGCACAGTTAATGATGTGTTTTTGGTTGATGTAAACGAGGCCGGGACGGAAGCGAAATACTACATTAACGGGAACCTGGTTCACACTCAAACTACGGGCTTACCTGGGACGGGCGACCTTTTTGTCTATGGCGTAAAAATCGAAAAATCAGCAGGCGGCACATCGAGAACTTTGTCTTGGGATGAGGGCCTTTTTATAGCAACGCGCTCAAGCGCTAGATAGGAAATATTTTATGAAATCACTTTTTACTTCATTACTCATTCTTCTAAGCTTTGGCGCTCAGGCCGCAACACAAGGCAAGGCAAGCGGAGTGCCCCAGGGCTTTTTAGATTTAGGAAGTGCTAGAACCTTCGTTGATTCAGACACAACACCTGATGTTTCCGGTTGGTCACACTTTAACACCAACACGACAGGCGTCACTATTACCGATTTCGACGGCGCAGGCATCAAGGCCGGGCAGGTCATTGTCGTGGTCTCTAAAGGGACCATTGTTTACGACGTTACAAGTTCTGGGCTCATTTGCGGGTCTACAAACATCACGACCCAAGACGGGCACGTCACAACATGGTTTTACGACGGCACCGATTGGCGCTGTATTGCTCGAATGGATTTAGACGACGATATGAATTAGTAAAAGTTTGGCGTGATGTTTTGTCCACGGCGACAGGGAGGTCCGAGTGGGAACGAAAAACGCAAGAGTGCTTGTCATTGGGGATTTGCATTTTCCCTTTTGCCACGTCGACACGCTCAAATTCTTAGCCGCCATCAAAAAGAAATATAAGCCGGACCGAGTGATTTCTATTGGCGACGAGATTGATGGCCACGCATGGAGTTTCCACGACCCAGACCCGGACCTGCATTCACCAGGCGATGAGCTTGGGAAAGCCAAGTGGTGGATACATCAGCTTCATAAAATCTTTCCCCGCATGGATATTCTAGAGTCAAACCATGGCTCTTTGTTTTATAGAAAGCAGAAAAAGGCGGGTCTCCCTCGCGGAGTAATGAAATCCTATAACGAAATTTACGGCGTTGGCCTGAATTGGAAATGGCACAAGAGCCTCACGATACTCTTATCAAGCGGCGCCCCTTGCTATTTTCATCACGGGAAATCTGCTGACGTTATTAAGACCTCTCAGTCAATGGGCATGAGCACGGTACAGGGGCACTATCACGAAAAGTTTGGGGTGCAGTACTGGGCGAATTCACTGGGCCTTTACTTCGCGGCACAGACCGGGTGCCTAGTTGACGACGACGCGCTGGCGTTTGAGTACAACAAATTAAATCTTAAGCGGCCTCTAATCGGATCGCTTTTCATTCAGGACGGCTTAGCGTTTTCAATACCTATGGTTTTAGATAAGCGCGGGCGATGGAATAAGAAGATAGTATGACCGACATCAAAGAATACCCTCTAGTAATAATCGAATGGATGGACGCGCAAAGTGACAGCGATTGGACAGACATGGAAAAGGTCGGCTGTGAGCTTGCCACAATTCAAACCGTGGGCTTTATCGTAAGCGAAACACGCCAGGGCCTTGCCGTGGCATCAAGCCTTGATACCACAAATGGCGCGGCCTCTATGGTCATGGTTATCCCTAAAAAATGGTGTGTGAAGATCACGCCGCTTGGGAGTGTTGAGCCTGTCGTGAATGAGACTATGAATTAGGCGCGCTTTTTCTCAAGCTTTGCGACCCGCTCCTCAATATCGGGAATTTGCAGCGCCTTGGCCAAATTGATTTGCATGAGCGTCTGATAACCAATGCCCAGCTCGGCCGCCCGTCTGCGATACTCATTTACAATGTTTTCCGCAACCAACATGTTTACGCGCTCTTTCACACTCTCCGGGCGGAAGTCAGCCTCACTTAAAATACTTTCTTTCATTCTATTGATCTTTTTGGATTTCATTCCACTTCTCCTGTATTTTTTGCTTTCTGTCTTTAATAAAATTCACAACCATTTTCTCTAGGCTCGCCGAAAGCTGTTTGTCGGAAACATGCTCAACCGACAAATCTGCGAGATAAACCTTAAACTCAACATCTTCGGCTCTGACGATAACGTGAACATGTGCCGGAGCGTGATCATTCGTCTGGATCACTAGTCTGATTTTATTGTTTATCGTGTAGATCGTCGGCATACACATAATATACACATTTTATGCATATCGCGTCAAGCAAATAATGATATCAAAATCTCGAAAAGTGATATCACGTCCCAGGGTGATCTAATGTCACCTGGGCGGGAAAGTGTCTAAAATTGAGACGGTTTTTTAATGATACAGAACACAGCCGCCGCTATCGCAAAGTTCCATGTTTGTGCCCTGGGCCTCATAGCTGCCAGATGAATTTATGCTAGCGCATCCTGGATCGCCGGCGCCGCCCGAAGTGTAACCACAGGACGACAATACATAGTTTCCCGCCGCCTCAGTCCCGATAACATCAACCGTGCAATCGCAGCGCTCACCGCCAGTAAATATAAACGTCATTGCCCCGCCCGTAACGGGAAGCGTGAAGGCCGAGGCGTCAAAAGAAAAACTGTTTGTGGCGTTTGTCCAGAGTGCGGTTATTCCTTTGTTGCCAGGGGCATCGTCGCCGTCAGAGCCGCAAGCCGTTATCAAAAAAAAGGCGGAAAACAATATTAGTCTTTTCATTGCTGACTCCTGTTGATTAGGGCACTTCGCCCTTTTCTCTTAGATCCTGAAGAACCACTTGTGCATTCATGGCGCCATGGCCGGGCTCGGTCTTAAACATCGTCATTTCAGCTTCAAGCTGTGGAATAACGACTTGCTTTGAAAACCCCATGTTCCGATAGGCCATTGCGGTCGTGCGCGTGCCTGACGTATCCCGGATATTTTCAATAGCGAAAAAAGAATACCCGTTTTTCACGGTTAGACTCGCGGCTCGGCGCCGAAGCTCTTGAGTTGCTTCGGGCATCGTTTCGCCGGGATCGCCATCATAACTAAGAATAAATTTGTTTTCTCCGACTCGCGAAGCCTTCACTGGGTCAGGCAACACATAATGCTTGGGCGGACTCGCACACCCCGCCAATAGAGATAAAACCAGTATATATTTTTTCATGCCCAGCTCATCGGGCGCTCAACCAATTAACTTTAGAGAATTAACAATCTTAACAAATGTAATCTTTATCATTATGCCGCGCTAAGCTTGTGAAAAGTCTTGAATATACATAAATAAAAAATGTTTGTAGAAATCTACACAAGGTTACTTTGAGTAAATCGTTGGCGCGGGAAATGTGAGGGGCGTGTGAAGAAAAAGAGTCGGGGGTTGAGGCAGAGGCGTAACAAGAAAAAGCAAGCGTTAAAGGATATGAAAACTATTCTAACGGCGCTTGAGCGGCTTATTGTTTTTATCGCGGGGGCCGGGTCCTAGGGGCTGGCCATTCAGCTGGGCTTCAAGGGCCTTCACTTGGTCCATTAATAGACGATTCATGATTTTAAGGTTTTCGACCTCGGCATCGTCATTACTGTCGAAGAATGAGTCTCCGACCTTAAGGACTTTTTTTATTTCTGGATAGTTTTCGTCATCAATGCCATTCACCCCGGTTTCCCAGAGGGCGACGGCGTTTCGCGAGACACCAATGGCTTCGGCGAACTTTGCTTGCGAGCGAAATCCCATTTCGATGCGCCGGGATTTAAGCTTTTTACCCATCTCAATATTAAATAGTTCGCGATATTTTGCCATTCATATCCAGCTTAAATCATTGGCGAATGTACAAAAATACCCCTATTGGTTTACAATAGTTGACATTTGTACACCGTATGATGTACATTACTCAAATGAACAGCGAACAAAGACAACTAAGGGCGCTTATAAAGGAATGGGTCCAGATGGTCGGAGAAGACTCTGTGGACGATTTTCTCAAGTCGAAAAACGTCAGAATGACGATTCGATACAAAATAGTGCGCGGCCAATACACGCCTTCGGCAAGAGACGGGATGATAAAATCGACTCTTATCGAGGGCCTTCGGTCGGTCGGACTATTGCCCGCAACGGGTGAAGCAAGCTGAACTAGGTTTTGAAAGAACAATTGAACAGCCTTACCCCAAAAAATGCGCGCGCGTGTTTTTCGGGCCGGGGTTTGTAAAGATTTTACGAGGATTGTATGAATGTGACGGTTGAGAGAGGAAATTTAAGGAAGAAAGCTATTAGATCTGTCGATAGCCTCTTGCCCCTTACGCATGGTCTCTTTAATCGACTTCAACGTTTGGTCGTAGTCGCCGCCATTTTCTTTGGGCTTTGGCTGTCCTATGAATTCGTATTTCATCAACTCGTCGCGGGTGAAGCCGCTAATTTCGCCGCAAACATTGCAGGTAAATTCATAGGGATAGGTCACGTAAAACACCTTGTTGCCTTTCCCATCCTCATGGCGTTTGGAGAGGAAAATGTTGGTAGAACCACACAAGAGACATTTGAGATAATTCAATTTCTTCTGATTGTTATCGGCTTTTTGCTCGGGGTCCTTACTACGATTGTTTATGAATATTTTAAATATTGCCGCCGTAACCGCGCTACTGAGCGCCATTGCGACAAGGGTAGGCCATAGCATGTGCGGATTATTTTTTATGAAGACGTATGTTTTTTCAATGTATTCAATAAAGTCCATAACGGAAATTATCCTTTCGTTGTGGTTAGGCTCCGGGGCGACTGATTCTCTCCCCGAAGCCGCTTTCTATCCCGCCACAAGTGAGGTGTCAAAGTGAGGAAATACTTTTTAGGTGACCGAGCTGTCTCGGTTGACGATGTTGATTTTCAGTTTGAAGAGGGCGCCTATGTCCGAGCCGCCACATTCGAGGACGACAACAGTCCTCTATCGGATGAGCAGATGGCCGAGGTTGAGGCGACCTATCAGCAAGAATTATATGAGGACGCTTACTCGCACATGGCTTCTCGCGCTTATGACGACGCTAAAGACCGATGGAAGTATGGAGAATAAGATGGCACAGCCAAGCCCGCGCTGCAAGATTTGTGGCGCAACACTTTGTGAGTGTAAAGAAATCGCTGCGAAAGTTGAGCGCCAGCTTATGGAACAATATCTTATCGATGCTTTTTTATACGGCTACATAGATCCATTCACTTTGCTTGAAAAGTGGCGAGCGCTTAAGTGATAGCGCTTTGGTTTTTAGTTATTTTAGTTTGTATTGGAGTGGGGGTTTACATGAAGGGAAATAAAAATGAGCGATTTTAGAATAGAGTTTGGTCAGAAATATAAGGGCCAGCTATTAAAAGACATCCCCAGAAAAGACGCCGAAAGCTACATCGCGTGGCTTGAGAAATCAAAGGCAAGCCCCAAGGGCCTAAGTCCCGCGCAGGAGATTCAACTTGGCCAACTAAAAACAGCGTTTGCAAAGCTTTATGCAAACGGCACGGCCCCAAAGAATTTCGACAAGGCCGTGGAACAAATTAAAAACCTGTCAACAGGCCGACCCGCAGCGCAGGCGCTTTCAAACCAAATGGTTCACGTAACCGCCAAGGGAACATATCTGCCGCTTCTAAAACTCAAGGGCAAAGACTATCTAGAGGTCAAGTATCGCCTTGTGTGGTTTAGAGAAGATCACCCGAATTGGTCCATCAGCACAGAGCTTGTCGCGGTGACGGATAAGTCTTGTACAGCCAAAGCCACGGTGAGCGATGAGACGGGACGGGTGATTGCCACATCTCATAAGTCTGAAACCTATGCAGGCTTCGCGGACTTCATAGAGAAAGCCGAGACAGGCGCCATAGGCCGCGCCCTTGCTCTCATAGGATACGGCACTCAGTTTTGTGCTGATGAATTAGACGAGGGGGAGCGCATTGTCGATAGCCCCGCTAAGCCTGTCGGGAAAAAATACGATCCCTATAACGGTGCTGATAAATCAAGGATGCCTTCAGAGCCGCCAGAGAGAAAGCCTCACGGGTTTACTGGTATCATTATGTCCGTTGAGACTCACTATGATGACAAGGTCACTCAAGAACTATTAAAGAAAAACAACTTCAGGTGGGACGCTGAGGTAAAACGCTGGGTCCATCCGTTTGATGAGGGCTTAGCCGAGCGCCTTGGCGTTCAATATGAAATCATTGAAAGCCCTGCGGGGATTCAGCGATGACCAAAGCCGAAATCAAAGCCGAACTCCAAAAGCTCATCATGGGCATGCACCAAGGGAACAAGGACGCAAGGCTCAACGCCTACGCCGAGCGTGTGCATGGGCTGGTGGAGGCGCTGACAAGCGTAAACGAAACGCCCGCGAGCGACTCGGTTAGAACTATAAATCATGAGAATGCGTGGACTCTCTGGGCGAGAAACAGGGTGCGAGAGGCCCTCGCCAAGTTCAGGGGCGCGAAGGGCGGTCAGAATGAAAACTAATGCGAATGATGCCATTGATACTTTTATGATTGGCGCCGACCACGCCGGGAATGATCTTGACCTAAAAATCGGCCTCACCAAGCGAGAGTATTTCGCTGCGATGGCGATGCAGGGGTTAATTGCGTCTTGTGCGAACAGTTATCCCAGCAGAAAAGAAACCGGCAAACGAGCTGTAGAGTTTGCAGACGCCCTAATCGCCGCCCTCAACGCGCCCGCAGCGGCTGAGGCCTCGGCGAAGGGGGATGAATGAACTTGTCTGTACTAAATTCTTATCGTGAAGTTTCCGGACCTTGGCGTACCAAGCCAGATGATAGATTTGGTAGATTCTTGATCACCAACCCTTATCAAATAAATTTGTCACTTAGGGTTGTCTGCTCACCCCTCGATGGCCTTGAAGAGTGGGAGCATGTATCTGTTTCAACGGCAAAACGAACGCCAACATGGGAAGAGATGTGTTTTGTAAAAGATTTATTTTGGACGAATGATGAGGTTGTTTTTCAGCTTCATCCCAAGAAAAGCGAATACATTAACAACCACGCGCATTGTCTCCATCTGTGGAGAAATACAAAGGCGGAAGTCCCGCAGCCACCTTCTGCGCTGGTTGGGATTAAGGGGCTGACAGGGCTGGAAAAGATATGACCCGCGAGGCGGCCGTGAGCATCGGGCTTATCGTGTTCGTCGCGGCGGTGCTGGTGTTTTGGTGATCGTTTGAATATTAGGACTTGTTAGCATCAGGTCCTAATGTTGAGGCGAATCGGCGTGGTAGCATTGTGGCCAGAACATGTTCTGCGTATCACCACATGGAGACACGCCTGATGGAGTAAGGCTGGCTGAAATAGCTGATCATCTTCGGGTGAGAAAAAGCCAGAGCCGGAGTCGCGCCCGGCATCGCCTCAGCTTTTTATTGAACGTATTGGAGGGGTTTTATGGCAGCTAAGAAATTAAAACAAGTTGAGCATCAGTACTTGACGATGAAAGAGGTCATGGAAAAGACTCGCTATTCAAGGCGCTCCATCGAGAGGTTTATAAAAGACGGCGAGTTAAGGTCCGTTCGCATTCGGCGCAAGCGCTTAATTGCGGCGGATTCTTTCGCTGAATTCATTAACGCAAGCACCGTAGACGGAAAGTTTTAATAATCTATGTCAAAAAAGTTTCGACGCTCCATTCGCATCAAGGGCGAGCCAGTAAAGAGCCCCCTGTTTCTCACGAAACGAGAGGCCGATGCGTGGTATAACCAAAAATACTCTGAGCGTGCGGCGATGCGTGGCGGGATCTTTTATCATGTGGGCGCGGGCCCACAGCTAAGGGAATATTTTTATTTAACCTGGCTCCCGAAAAGAAAGCGGAACTATCCTGAATCAACGTGGGCATCAGATGTTCAGCGCTTTGAAAAATATATCCAAAGAATCCTTGGCGGTAAAAAGGTTTCAAAGATCAACACGCTAGAGGTCAAGGCATGTCTCGCTGATGTGGTTGATAAGCACGGCGCCGACCCAAAGACGCGGGATCGGGTGCGCTCGCTTTTATCAAAGGTTTTCAAAGACGCAATGAACGAGGCCGTCCCGCTCACACAAGCGAATCCGGTTGCCGGCATTCAGTTCGACGGTCGCCGTCGCGGCAAAAAAACACCTAAGCACCTTAAGGCCGAAAGCGAGGCGAAGAGGCTTTTGTGGGCGGCAAAGAAAGATGTCTCGCCGGCCGCACTCCCTATTATTGCAATCCTCATGATGGCAGCCCTAAGGAAATCCGAAATGCTTCCGCTCTTGATTGAAGATGTGGACTTTAAGCGCCACGCGATAAGCGTGAACAAGCGGTACACTCAGGTTTCAAAGAAGATTGAGCGCGGCACCAAGTCCGGGGATCTCGAGGGGCGAGAGGTGCCAATGTCTGACGAGCTTGAGCGGATATTGAAAGAATATTTAGCTCGTCGCCCGAACACAAAGCCCACAGACTTTTTACTTCCCAGCCCCGAAGGCGGACACTACAAGCCTCGAGGGATAAACACTCTTGTTAAAAGGGTCTGTGAGGCCGTGGGGCTCGACGTTCCACCACACGGGCTTCGTCACTCGCATGGCAGGCTTTTCATCGCAAGCGGAGGCAATAAAAAGGTTTTACAGGCCAACCTTGGGCACGCCTCAAGCGCAACCACTGACCTCTATGCGGACCTGGCCGGCGTTGATAGGTCCGCGCATCGAAACCTTCTAAATCTCGAGACTGACGATGAGTAAAAAGAGTGGGATCAAATCGGCATCACTTTATGTTAATTCTTGTCGTATTACGCCATTATGCACAGCAACCATGCATACGCAGATCACCAGTAGCTCAGCAGATTTCCGTGAAACAATTCAACCACTTGGTGCCCCGAGCCAGACTCGAACTGGCACGCCCGTTTTACCGAAGCCCAGGATTTTAAGTCCTGTACACACTAAAGATAAATATCTAAAAACATTATATCTTATTAAAAATCAGGGTTGCGTCAGCGCTCATTTCGGCATCATTTTGTGTCGTATCTCGGCGGCTTTTGGCGCGGATTACATCAAAGAAAACAATTCAAATTCAACAACTAGAAAACATCTCGGGGGAGATCATGGATTTTATAGACTCGCTATTTTATGAGGCCTTGGGGCGCGCCGTGGGGGCTCAAAGTGAAATGGTTTAAACACTTCACTGACATGCATGAGGGCCGGTCGATCAACGACCTTTTAGACCAGCTTGGACACACCGGGCTATGTTTCTTTTTGTTGCAAGAAATGTGCGCCCGGAAACTCGAAAAACCGGAGGATGGGGAGCTAACAGAGGCGGACTGTTTGTTCCACTTTCATCCGAGAATTGTCCGGCAAAAGCTCCGCATTTCCCCGGCAAACCTCCGGCATTTGCTGGACGTTTGCGCCGCAAATGGTCTGCTTTCGTATAATCTCACGGAAAACTCAGTTGAAATTTCTATGCCTATCCTGCTGAATTTATTAGATCGGGACTCAAAAAAAGCGCGGCATACGCGCGCAAGTGACGCGGAAAAACAGCGCCTAGATAAAGATAAAGAAAAGAATAATAAGCCAAAAAAAAATGATCCAGTCTTTTTGGCCAGTATTGAGAAAGTTTACGCATCAGAATATCCAAGGAAGGAAGGACTGGCGCGTGGTTTAAAATTATTGGCCAAAGAAATTAAAAACGAAAAAGACGCTGAAAATTTTTGCAAAGCGATTTCAAACTACGCGAAAAAAGTCGCCGCCGAAAAGACCGAGAAAAAGTACATCAAGCAGTTCTCGACGTTCTGCGGCGGAGACTGGCAGGACTACGTGGAATGGCAACACGAAGCTAGCGCCGCGAAAAGCTCCTCCTACGCCGAAGCCATGAAGCGCTTGAACCTGGGCGGTGGCCAATGAGCTTTATTGAAAACCGCCTTTTGTTTGCGCTCAAGGATAACAAGAAGGAGTTCGAGCCCCCGCGCCTTATCCGCTCCGTTGACGAGGCTTTTGAGCTGAACGAAAAAAAGTGGGGCATTTTCCTAACCGTGAACCAGTTCGAGGGAGAGCGTCGCACTTATGACACGTGCTCAAAGATATTGGCGTGGGCTGTGGACATCGACCCCGAAGAAAACGAAACGAAAGACGACCTCATGGCGCGAGTGCTTAGGGGGCCAAAGCCCACGTCGGTGGTTGATAGTGGGCGCGGGCTTCACGTGTACTTCGACGCGGACAAGAGTGCGACAAAAGAAAATTACCGCGAAATCCTCCCGCGCATGATTGAGTTTTATAGCGCGGACACAAAGGCCAAAGATCCGGCGCGGCTTTTGAGGGTGCCCGGCTTTCTGCACTGGAAGGACCCAGCGAACCCCAGGCCCGTGAAGCTTTTGAGCGATTATTATTTCACGACTCAGAAATATTCCGAAAAAGACATGCTCGCCCTTTTCCCGGCGACGGAAGAAAAGAAGAGCGAGCTCAAAGAACGCACGGCACTTAAACGGGCGCTTGAGTTTCAAAAAGACTCTGGCCTCTTTGAGCGCATTTACAGCATGGATTGCCTTGATGGGCTTGAGCGCTTGTCTGGCTCAGCTGCGGTCGGCGGCGACAGCTTTACTTTTAAGCGCACAGCAAGCGGCAATTACAACATCGTCGTTAACGGCGAGGGGACGTCGTGCTGGATTGATAATCACAAACGTATTGGGAGCGGAGATGGCGGGGGACCAACTTTGTGGCAATGGGTAAACTGGTATCACCGCAGCCATAAGAAAACTTATCAGCATTTTAAGGAAATTTTCCCAGAGGTTTTTAAAAAATGAGTGGATTTTTAGGGATGAGAAAATTTGGCTCGCTCATCGACGAGCGCACAAAGCAGCGAGGGAAGAATCAAGAGGACCTGATCCCCTTTGGCGTGAACTATCTCGACGACGCCCTTGAGGGGATATTGAAAAACGACCTGGTGCTTATCACCGCGCCGAGCGGAGTGGGGAAAACGGAGCTCGTTTCGCAAATTGCCCTAAACGCCGCAAGACGCGGAAAGCGCATTTATTTTTTAGCGCTTGAATCCTACCCAGGCGAGGTCGAAGAGCGGCTCATCTACAAGGCCGCAGTCCAACGGTTTTATGCAGACCCCCAGCGCGCACCGGGTCTTCCGGACTACCTCAAGTGGGCGCACGGGAAACAGGAGTCTTTTTTAAGCAAGTACTACCCCGAGGCTGAAAAAGAAATCAGGGCCTTTAGGGACCTCATCGATATTCGGGACGGAGGAGAGCCCTTTGGCCTCGAGGATTTTACAAAAGTCTTTGTTCAGGCGGCCAGAGCCGACGGCGCTCAGCTTGTGATCCTCGATCACCTTCACTACATGGACCACGGGGACGAGGACGATAACCGTGGCTACAAAAAAGCGCTGATGAAAATGCAGGAGCTTATCAAAGACCACGGCGTTCCGGTGATCCTGGTGGCTCACATCAGAAAGCGGGACCGGAAGGCGAAGGTGGTTGCTCCTGGCATGGAGGACATCCATGGCTCGAGCGATATTTTCAAAATGGTTACGAAAATGATTTCCATCGCAAAAGCGCCGGCCGAGCACGGGGGAAAGACCCGGTGGCCAACCTATATGCGAACGGCGAAGTGTCGGTATGGGGGCGCGAGAGACCAGTATGTGGGCATTTGTGTGTTCGACGTGACGACGAATTCCTATGAGACAAGCTATGAGGTCGGGCAATTAAGTTACCTTGAGGACGAGGTGGAAATCCTTGCGCCCACAGAGCGCCCCCACTGGTACAGAAGCGAGCGCTCACGGGCGCTTGAGAGGGGGGAATAATGGGTCAGTATCAAGAGGTAATTCTTTGCCCGCGCTGTCAGACAAGCTCAAACAAACGGCACCCCGGCGGGGCGGTGTGTGAAAACGGGCATCTTTGGGCCGTAGACTTTGGCGAGGGGCGAATCCTTAAGCGCTTCGTGCGGTCCATAGCCGGGCCGATTACGGAGTTTGTTATGCCCATCGGAAAATATCGGGGGCAAAAACTCTCAAACGTCCCCGTGGAGTACTTAACCTGGGCCGAAAAGAACTTTGAGCCCGGCAATCTTAAAACGCGAATCAGGGAATTTTTAATCACTAACGGGGGGATCAAGGAATGACACCAGAAGCATTTTTACGAAAAGGCAAACTCGCAGCCTGGGCAAAGGCGCCGCCCACCCGCTCGCGCTACGACCAGCAGAACGACCTGCACTTTAACGAAATCCTTTCGATCAGTGGAAGAGTGATCGAACGCCGAGTGACGCGGCTTAAGGGTGTAGCGGTCGACGACACGCACTATTCGGGCATCATGGTCCAGTCGTTTGGGCGCCTGCATAAGCCAAAGATCAGCAAGTTCATCAACCACAAGTACATGGGGCGTGAGGAGTGGCCGGCATGAAACTCTTATTCGAGTGCGAACTACCTGGACGTGTGGGCATCAAGAAAAACTCCAAGCGACTTGCCCAAGTTAGAGGCAGGCCTATGATGTTCTCTTCAAAACAATATTTGGCGTGGCGGAGGTCGGCGCTAATTCACTTAAAACAAATAAAAACGCGCCGCCTTTTGACGATCTCCTGCCCACTTATGGCTGAGTATAGCTTTCACTTTAAAGACCGCAGAAGCGAATCTGATGTGTCGAACTGTATTGAGGGTCCAGCCGATCTTTTGCAAGAGGCCTCTATTATTGAAAACGACAAACAGATTGTGTCGCTTTCGGCGCGCAAGGTTTTTGACGGCACTGAGAAAACGGTAATCAAACTTTATGAACTCGCCGCGCTCGATGGCGGGCGCCGGGGTGTAAAAAGGGAGGGCGAGTGAAAACGCCACTTATGAAGCTAAAAAAGCGAGACATTCAATGGGCCGTTGATCGAAATAAGGAACGCATTCAACTTTATTCTCGGCTAGCGCTGAAGTTTTTAACTGACCCAGAGAAGAAAGAGCGCAAGCTGGCGCAGTATTGCGTGTGCTGTTTTTATAGGGAATCGACACTGGCGGGCCAGGCGTTCACAGAAAACCAATGTGGCGTCTGTGAAGTTGAAATGCAGTGGTCATCAACACATCAAGAGAAGCTTTGTTTGTCGTGCGCCCAGACGCTCGGGCTTTGTCGCGAATGCACATCAACGATTGATCTAAAAGAGCCAAGGAAATTTAAAACAGAGGAAATTAGTTTAACATAAACCCGCCGTCCCCCGTGGACTGGCAAACGAAGGAGATGAGGATGGATCGCAACCCGCGAAGAGCGCTAAGACCTGATGCGCAGGCTTTCGATGAGGTTCGTTTAATAACAGTGCCTCGATACAAAGAAAGCGAATTGAGCGGAGATGAGTGGCGTATAAGCGTAAAAGCACAGTACTTAAGAAAGGGCCGCGTGCTCTATGAGGAAAGTATTGCTCATAACATGGAAGGCGCCGCAAGTTATCTAGGCTACAAATACGTGTTGGCTGGCGAGAAGGTTGGATATTATGGTGGGGAAGAAAATTTCTGTGACCAAGAGGGCTGCTCTCAGCGGGCCACAACAACATATCAACTAAAAAAGAATTACTGCCGGTCTGGACATGAGAGCGATCCGTATGGTGTTGAGGTGCGAATGTTTTGCGACAAACACAATCAGCGAGGTAATTGTGGCCTTGAGGATGCAGACAGTAACTATATTAAATTGGATATTGGAAAAGTTAATTAACCTTCCCCGCGCCAGGCAACACACGAGCTAATCCCGCTTGGCGTTGGGGATTTACTAGAGAGGATGAGTATGGATAAGGAAATTATAACGCTGCTCATAGAAAACGGCGTTGTGATGGCGGCAATCATTGTTGTCGCGATTGTATTTTTAGCGATCTGCCTTGGCATTGGCGTGGCGTATTTCGCAAAGCGCACAGAGGATGGGTCTTTTGCGCTCGCAAAACACAGCGCGAAACTTCAAGCCAAGCGAAACGAATACCAATTAAACGAAACACTTCAGCTAAAGGGCGCTCAATCAATTGAGGTGCCGTGGAAGGATTCAAGTGGCAACTCTTAAATCCCGCATCAACGCCGCCATCAAGGACTGGCCGGAAGATCCGAAGAGCAAGCATAAATTGAACGCTGGCCAGAGGCGCGAGGCTATTAAAATGATTTGCACGAAGATTATTAACGAGGCGCTTTTAGGAATATCGCCGACGCTGGATCTTATTCAGATGTATGCGAAGGAGTTAAATTACAAGCGCTTTGGGAAGAGCGCCAAGCGCCGGGGGGAAAAGCGATGAGCGAATATAAGCAGGGTGATATTGTGAGGTCGTGTGGCGCGAAGATGGTAATCGTTGCCGATCATCCGGTAAACAAAGGTGGGTATTATGGGCTCTATTTACCAAATGATAAACTGACGGTTAATCAAAAGCTTTCCGTTCAATTCATTCATCCCGACGATATTGATGGCCCCTGGCGCGAGCCTTTGCGGGCGGAGTTTGAAACCGAATGGAGTGAAGCGGTTCTTGATAGCGGCGCTAGAATTATTATGCCCGGATCCTCAGGGCCAGGGGGGCTTTATCAATTCGTTGGCAAACGAACCCGCGTAACAGTGGAAGAAATTTTATGACCGACCTAGAAGAGCTATTGAAATCGGCGAGCAAGGATAAAAAGGGCGAGGCCGCAGCGCTTTTGCTTGAACAGTTTAACTTTTGGAACAATGAAAACAAAATGCTCATCGGTGGCGACATAGACATGGCCATTCTCTACGCCATGCGTGCGCGCGACAATGAGCTCGAAACCTACCACGAGCTTAAGGGCACCGTGGGGGACTCGGGCGAACAGCTTCAAGATATGAATCATGAGATTAGAAAGATACTGGAGACGTCCGATGAGTGAGCACGATATTGCTGTTTTAGTGGATGAGGTTAAGCGCCTTCGGGCTCGCATTTCTGAGCTTGAGGTAGGCATTGATAACGGCTACAAGTGCGCGCAGATAGTCCGCGAGCAAACGGCGCTGCTGCGCGAAGCGATTACGATGATTGAAAAATACCGCATGGGGTTTGCGCCAGAGTACGAAATGTCTATCGCCTTTACAGAGCACGTTACCGCCGCCCTCGGCTCGCGGGATGGTGTGTGATGTCTAAATTTGGTCAAGGATATATTTGCGCGTGTACAACCCTCGCGCAGTTAGAGGGCGGCACCAACACGAATGTTGAAGAGATGCTAGAAGCTGGCGGCTATACGACTATTGGCAAACTTCGAAAGGCTGGAGCCGAGGATTTTGATGTCAAATATTTGAGGGCAGCAATTAGAAACATAATGCGGCGGCGCTCTTATAAAAAACCAAATCCGACGGGAGGCGCAAGTGACTAGATGTTGTGTCCCTGGTTGTATGAATTTTTATCATGGATATCGGCCGAGCGAATTATGTAATGAGCATGGCGGGGGTTATGGCAATGAGCGGGACCAACAACCCCCCGCGCCGCCGATAACGCCGCTCATGGCTGAGGTGCTAAACGAGATGGCGAACAGTAATGCAGAGCCGCCGACCGGCCAGAGTGAGGCTGTTGCTCGCCCTATTTACGACGAGCTTGTAGCTCGCGCCGACCGCCTTGAGCTTCGCGTGAAGGAACTGGACCAATACCTTGATGCTCAATGCCGCATAGGAATGGAATATAAAGACAAAATCGCGGCGCTTTCGGACGACAATGAAAAGCTGCGTTCCGCCATTGAGCGCGTTGAGGCAAGAGTAAAATTCTGGCTAAGTTTGTCGGCCATGTCCATTTCCTCGCAGGGGTACGCATTTGCGAAGGACATTAATAAAGCCCTCGGGCGCGCAACGGAGGAGACATGAAAGTATTTATTTTAAGGTGGACGCTTGGACTGTTTTTTCACTTACTCAATAAAACCATGCCGAAATGTCGGTGTTGTAAATATTTTTGTGACCCGGGAATATACCGCTGGGATGGAAATTATTATTGCATGATGTGTGGGGCGGGCGACAAACAGCCACTTGGCTTTATTAAAAAGCTGTGGCTCACGATAACATTCGAGCATAAGCGCTGGAAATGGACGAGGCTCACATGACCACCCCTGAGCGCCCGGCGAGGGAGTTTTGGATAGATCTTGCAATGGCCCATGGCGACCCCTATGACTTTGTTAGCGAGGGCGAACCTCATGATCATCCGAGCTCAACCAATATCCATGTAATAGAATATGAGCCCGTCATGCGCTTGCTTGAGAAGGCGCTGGAGGTATTGGATGATGCAAAGAAAAAGCTCGAGGTTTATTATGATCAGACGAGCGGCGAATACGCGGGCGGCCCAGAGAGCAGTAGGTTGATTTCGCAAATCCGCGCCACGGCGGAACGGCTGAGGAAATTTATGGGAGGCCAGAAGTGATTTATCCGAACGCGGGCGCCGAAGAATGGGCCGAAAAACACAGTCTTCCTATTGTGGATTATCTTTGTCCGAAGTGTCGGGAAACTTTTAAAACGGATATTCCTTTTATCATGAAGGACCTTGTGGGCCTTGAATCTAGAAAACACGAGTGCGGTCCAAACTACATGACAGCGGTAATGAGGCCAAGGAGTACTGAAGATATAAAATGGTTTGATAAATTAATTTAAACCCGCGTCGTCTGCGGCGTGGAAAGCTGTGGTAGCGGATTGATCGGCCAACGTAGCTTGATCATGACTGAAATAGGTTCGCCACTGGAGACACGCAGAGTTTGGCTATAGCGTGCATGCGAAAGCCATCTTGAACGTTGCAACAAATAGCCGTTCAGCCAGAGTCGCGACTGGCCATGCGGTGATAGGGTTTTCCCGCAAGGGTTGGTTCTAGAAACGGTGCGACCGGTCCGGAGCCAGCCCGAGCGGGGTTTTTATCCGCCAAGGTGAGAGTGGCGGAAATAGCGTATGTACGCTAAAGTGTACATGGAGGTTTCGATGGACACATGCTGGTTCTGCAAGCGCCCCTTGAATGAGTGCGAGTGCCCGAAGGTGGCGAAAACGAATTATGCGCGAACGCTGTCACACAAAAGAAAACAAGTCTAGTTCTGCTTACTAATTACTTAGCAGTATGATGAAATTTAGGGAGTGAAGAAAAACTCTCGAGTACTAGTTATTGGCGATCTCCACTTCCCTTTCTGCCACCCCGATACAATGGCATTCCTGAAGGCTATTAAACGTAAGTATAAGCCCGACAGAGTGATTCAAATTGGCGATGAGGTAGATGGTCATGCGTGGAGCTTTCACGATCCTGACCCAGATCTGCACTCACCAGGTGATGAATTAGGTAAGGCTAAGGCGTGGATCGATAAGCTTTATAAGCTATTCCCTGTGATGGATCTCATTGAATCTAATCACGGTTCGCTTTTCTATCGAAAGCAAAAGAAGGCTGGCCTTCCGAAACAAATCTTTAAAAGTTATAACGAAATCTACGGCGTTGGCCCAAAGTGGAAATGGCACTATGATCTCACGATCGAGATGTCAAATGGCGCACTCTGCTACTTTCATCACGGTAAATCAGCCAGTGTTGTAAAAGCTTCTCAGAGCATGGGAATGTCAATGGTCCAAGGGCACTACCATGAGTCGATGGGCGTCCAGTACTGGGCAAATAGCTTAGGCCTATACTTCGCAGCACAAACCGGATGCCTTATCGATGACGACGCCTTGGCGTTTGAATATAACGATAACAATCTTAAAAGGCCCCTAATCGGCTCGCTAATGATTTTAAATGGCGAGGCCCGATCAATCCCTATGGTTCTAAATAAGCGTGGCAGATGGATAGGTAAGCTTGTATGAGCCCAGTCCATTACTACTCAGAACTCTATGACTTCGACTACTACTTCTTCCTTGGCTGGGAGCAGCAGGCTTTTATCGATTACGTCAAAAAGCACTTTGATCATGAGAGTGAATACGATGAGGATGCTAAAGGATCCACCGAGTTCAATAAGGACGCAAAGCCTAAGGCCATCTACGTTTGGATAAAACCAGGTCAGTGCATTCCTGCGGTCCTTGTTCATGAAGTGAAACATGTGGTGAGTGAAACCCATAAGTGGGTGGGCATCAAAGCTTGCCATAAGAATGATGAGGCTGAGGCGTACCTCAGCGAGCACCTTTACCGCAAAGCTCTGGGTATTGAGCCCGATCGGTCGTGATCGATGGATTATTCCGACTTTCAAAAGAAATTACTTAAGATCGTAGAGGATGAGCTCCTAGATCGCCTCGAAGAGAATGAATCTAAGATCCACTGTGAGGCTGAGATACTAGAGATTGTAGCCGATTTGTATGACGAGGTTATCGCTCTCTCTGAGGATATCCGGGCTGGCGATGTAGGGCTTGATCGCCCTTCGCAAGGCGATTCAATTCATTAGAAGCGCTTATTTTGTTCGCCTGGAATGAGTACATGCTCACAGCCGGTGCGGGCTTTGATCTCTTCATCTAACCATTCATCAAGCCATAATCTTATGTTAGCTGCCACATCAACGCCAAGGCCTTTTGCCATGTCGATCTTTTGCCTGAGGGCTTTGGTTGGTCTGAGGTTATAGGGCTTACCGTTAAGCGCCTCTTTCATGATTGTCTTGTGTTTCTTTCCCACTAATCCATCCTTGATTTATTGGGTTAATTGCTTAGTATATTATAAGCAGACCAAGGAGCGGTGTGGTAGTATTAGGAATTGATACTGGTAGCCAAGGTGCTTACGTAGCACTTAGCGATCGAGCGAAGATAATCCATAAATTTGTGTTCTCCCATAACGATGAGGGCATCGATTTTAAGGCCTATATCGACGATTTGAAGAGCTTAAAAGAAACCGCCACCATTGCCTACGTCGAGAGTGTACATGCGATCTACGGGGCTAGTGCTGGCTCTACGTTCACCTTCGGCAGGAACTTTCAGCTTGCTCTCGATGGACTGATGGCGGTAGGAATTCCCTTTAAGCTCGTACCTGCGAAGGAGTGGCAGAAGGCTTACTTCGTTGGCGCTGAGAAGGTATTTAAAAAGGGTAGTGAAACTAAGATTGATACGAAGGCGATGGCTTTAAAGTCAGCGCAAAAGCTTTTTAAGGGTGAGGACTTCATCGCAAAAAGGTCCGTCCATGATGGTTTAGTCGATGCGACTCTGATCGCACGCTACGGATTGATGAAGGAAAAAACAAAGTCATAGGAGGATTTTGATTATGATTAGCCTACAGAACAATGCAGCAGTAACACTCGCCACTAACCAAGCCATTGGCGCTGCGTTCGCCGATCTTGGTACGGATCCAATTATCGTCACCGGGAATCTCGATGCGCTTGCGCTCCTAGTGAAAATCGATAGAAACACTGCGACCGATATTACTTTTCAATTCGTTGGCTCTGATGATGCAGCCTTTACAGATACCTATAAACTCCTAATACAAACACCAAGCGCCACGAAAGTAAATGTCGAACCTTTGGTGTTTGAGCTCTCAGTCGATGCCGATCAAAACATCCTCCTCCCAGTGTCACTCGATGGCGTTGTTCCTTTCGGGAAGTGGCAGGTCAAGGCCTCTACTTCTACTGATGCGATAGTTCTGTCAGCTAAAGTCGTCCGCAAACAGGTGTACTAATGTTCACCGCGGGACTTGCTGGCGTGGTGAGCTCTGGCGGATCTAGTGTTACCGTTGATACATCGATCACGGACGGCTCAACAAACCCAGTCACGAATAATGCAATTCATGATGCTTTGGCCTTAAAGGCCGATCTTACTATTGACGTTCAGACTTTCTCAGCGAGCGGTACATGGACAAAGCCCGCTGGTAAATTTAATTCAGTCACAGTTTACATGGTAGGCGGCGGCGGCGGCGGAGGATCTGGTCGCCGAGGTGCTACGGGTACTTATACTGGAGGCGGCGGAGGTGGGGCTGGTGGCTCCTATAACGTCGCAAAATTCACATACTCTTCTCTAGATGCTACCGTTGCCGTAACAATCGGTGCCGGTGGCACAGCAGGTGCTGCCCGAACAGCCGATGATACCGATGGCGCCGCTGGCGGTACAGGGGGCACGACAAGTTTTGGGAATCACTTTCAAGCTTTAGGTGGAGGAGCCGGCACTGGTGGGTCATCAGCCACGGCAGCTAACGGCGGGACCACTCAAAGATCTTCAGTCTATGGAGCGCTGATCGCTTCAGCAAGCTCTAGCATTTCAGGCGTCAACGCTGGCGGTAGAAACGGGTCTTCCTCTGGTGGCGCAGGTGGTTCGATCTCAGGGCCTGGCGCTGGAGGCGGTGGTTCAGGTGGTTCATGTACATCGGCTAATGCGGCAGCAAACGGTGGCCTTGGCGGTACAGCTTTAACCGATTATCCAGCGATCACTCCAACGGGCGGCGCTGTAGGTACTGGAGGCGGTGCAGGTGGTAATGGTCAAACCTTTACGCCTACAGGAATCTACCAGCATATCTTTGGAGCTTCAGGCGCTGGAGGCGGAGCAAGTGCAATAGCTGCGGCTGCTGGCACTGGTGGTAACGGTGCCTTTGGTAGTGGTGCAGGCGGAGGCGGTGGTAGCCGTAACGGGAATAACTCCGGAGCGGGTGGCGTAGGTGGCGATGGATATTGCTTAGTGGTAACGGAGTAATTGAAATGAATAGCGTTAGAAGATTTGCGATCATCGAAAAGGGCGTAGTAGAGAACATCATCGTATGGGATGAGCGCACGCCCTATCAGTTTCCAGAAGGCAAAAAGGTAGCACCCCTTGATAGTGAGAACGAACACCTGAAGATTGGCGATAAAATCAATAGCGTTGATGTGGAAATCTTTAAATCAGAAGAGATAAAGCCCATCGAAGTAGTAGAGGAAACTCCACCGCTACCAGAGAAAAAGCCAAAGCGCCCTTGGTGGAAAGTGCTACTTTTTATCAAGTAGCCACGTAGCGATCGAGCTCCGAATATAAACACTCCATCAAATACTGGCGCTCCTGGATGTCAGCGACATGGTAGAGCATCTTCATATAATCCACAGGCAGCGTATGCTGACCGAGTTCAATCTGTGCGATGAAGGAATTACTCACGCCAATGAGGCCCGCGAGATCACGCTGTGAGAGCCCACGATGCGCTCTAAACCACTTAGAGAAGAACACGATACCCTTAGGCTCATTGCTTATTTTTTGTTTCTTAGCTGCCATAGACCCCCCCAACAAAGAGTTTCTTAAGCTCTTCAACCTTATAAACATACGAGGAATAAACCAAGGTATTGTTAATATTGCGGTGCCCCAAAGCGAACTGCACGAGCCTGATATCTCGGTGGCGTTTGAATAATTCTATAGCAAAGGTGTGCCTTAGTTTATGGAGAGACTTATCGCCAAGCCTGAAGTTCTGCCAGATCTGTCGGAACCTGCGCGTAGAGATTGGAAACAGAAGGTCGTTTGAACCGATACGGTTTTCACCCAAATAGCTTTTCAGGCGCTTCGCTAGTGAATCAGTCAGTGGTAGCTCTCGACTATCTGAGCCCTTAGCACCCCTAATAAAGATCATTTTGTCAGCCAGGTTTATATCACTACCGATGGTTTGACTGATCTCTTCCTGACGAGCGCCAGTGAACAGCAATAGCTCTACAATCAACGCATCACGATCGCGCCTGGTAGAGAGTAGGGTGGTGAGTTCTTTTAATTCTGAGGCGTTTAAGTGGCTATCCTTATTGAGAGGCATGCTTCACCTCCGCAGTGGAGTAGATTGCTTGACAGATGTCGGACGAGAGGGCGCTTGAGGTGCCAAGATCCCATGCTAACCGTTTGATAGAGTAAACCTGATCGGGATGAACCTTTTTTCCAATATGCTTTTCAATGGAGGCTAAGGCTCTTAGGCCTCTCTGAGATTGCACCTCCATCTCGGCTCTCGCTTCGGGTGATAAGGGCTGATCGTCGATGAATATGTAGTGAGCGACCACTAGAAGAATAAGAGCGTTTAACGATAGTGATAGATAGAATATTGCTTTTTTCATTGGTATAATCCTTTTATTTGGGGGTTAACGTGGGTACTGAATTTAAAAATGAGCTTGGTTTCGTCGATCTTCCTAAACAACTCGCCAAAGAGAAGGCCGATGCCGCAAAAGACTGGGCTACACTTCAGAGCCAACAAATGATTCAGCCTGACCCAGGATTTTGGCAATCTCTCGCTAATGGTGTTAAGAATTTCGCTGCTGAAAAGAAACTTGACTACGCTGAGATGAGAGCCGGTGGCAACGCCAATCCTTTCGCTGAAGATCCTGAAGAGAACAGACGCTATGACATCGTGGAGCGCATGAGAAAGGCTCGCCAAGCGGAGCAACCCGTTGATCAGGAGCTTAACAGCGAGTGGCTCAGGCTTCTTCAGCGAGGCGAATACTAGCCTATCCACGACGCCACTCCAACGATGAGATAATAAATCAGCGCAAATTCTGCGGCGGTATAGCCGATAAATGCCAGCCATTTTAGCCCAGGATTGCTTTGTATGGATTTGAGAACTTTACTCATGTTCGCCTCTGGCTTTGGCGAGCGTCTCTTCGATTCTCAATTGGAGTTGTGATGACCAAATTTCTGATTGGTCGCCGTCTAAAACCTCTTGGAGCAATTCATATAGGTCTGGTGCAGCTGCAATGAGACGAGCGTTAGCTTTAAAGTCCTTATTTCCTGTGTTTAACAGTGCCACAGTTAAGGTACCGTCAGGCCCAGCCACGGCAGTCTCTTCGTTTATCCAAGGTCCTGGTGTAAATTTAAGCATGTTCGCCTCCGCTATCCTTATCGGTTGGTTTGTCTGATAACTTTATACCGCGATTGATGAGCTCCTCACTCGCTAGACACGCCAGTAGCTCATTGATCTCATCGCGGGCGCCTTGTTGCGATTGGTTCAGGTAGATCTGATTTAGTTGATCGTCGGTCGCAATTTTAGCGAGGCGTTTGAAACCATCGATGAAGTCCTGGTACTCGTTACTCATAGGCCTGCCTCCAATCTAATAAGATCAATTAAGGTCTGCTGCAATAGCCACGTCTCGGCGCTGTATGGGCCCATACGGAGCTCCATCAGTGCTGCGTGCAGGGCGAAAGTTAGGGGTGAGATCACGACTCACCTCGCGCTTTCTTGAGGGCAGTTTCGATATAAACTAATGAACGCGCCAACACAGGATCGTCCTGTGATCTCAATTTGGCTTCGATATGAACCTTGCAGACTTCTAGAGCCTCGTAGAGCTCCGGCGCTGCGGATATGAGAGCGGCGTTGGCCTTTGCTTTGCCCATAAATTGGCCCGTAGTCTCGGCAACAGCCTGAGTATGGCTATCAATTAAAAAGTGACCGTCGGAGAATCTCATAAGGGAAACCTTCCAAGGCCCATGCGTAAATTTCGGTTTCATTTTTCCTCCGGGTTTGCTTTAAGTAAAATTGCCTCGACAGCATGAGATAAATCATCAACGCCACCGATATGATCTAAACATCTCTTAAGTAGCTCGAACATTTGATTATTTCTAGGATTATAAATAAGGCCTCGCTTATCAAAGGACCACGGTCCTGGTGTGTGGTTATTTCCCATAAAAACCTCCAACGACAAATGTTCGCGCCGACTGATTGAACGGTAACTTTACATAAAATATATCTCCCGATCGCTTGCACATTAGTTCAAGAGTGTTCGCTAAAGGGAAAATTGCGGTTATTAAGAATAGATGATGCGTACTCATGGTTTGCCTCCAGATTTGTTTTTAAGGGTTGAAATAGCCTCTGATAAAAGTTCGAGCTCAATAGCGTGCAAATACGCGCGTCCGTCCTCATCGCATGAGACGACGATACCGCCTAGGGATGCCAAAATTTCACCGCAGTCGTCCTCGACATAGGCAAAAAGGACTTCGTATGAGCCGTTCTCGAAGCGTTTAGTCCATGTTTCAGGTGAGTCGATATCGCCGATATAGTTTATCCAGCAATCCTGCTCGTGCTCGAATTTCACCTCTAGACCGATTTCACGAGCTAGTGCAACGTCGCGTGCCAGTTTCAGCGACTGAAGAGCGTTTTCGCCCACGACATACCAGGCCTGGTGAGTACGGCATTCTTTATATGTTTTTAGGATAGATTTCATTGGGTACCGCCTACGGCTTTAAGGTTAGTTCTGCGTTTGCCCTTAGAGGATTTAACTGGTTTCACTGGTAACAATCGATAGACTGAAAAATAGGTCTGAAACTGGCCCGACTCATCGTGTGAGAATATGAAGTTACCATCGGGCTCTTTATCTAAGAGTTCTGCGAGAATAGCCGTAGGGTCACCAATGCGAACTGGCACGCCAGCATATGAATGCGAACGCCACGAATCGGTCATACCGCCAACGAAACGCTCAATGAATTCAATTCTGTCGGCCTTTTCTAAGGTCTTGATAGTATCAGGCTCGACGCATTTACTGGGTTCATTAGCCCAATCATCGATGTTACTCACTGAATATTCAGCGAAACAACCGCAATTGATGCCAACGCCGTCGCGATGGTTATAATGATAGCCGTCGTCGATCGTATCGTAGACTCCGCATTCAGTGCATCTGTTCACTGAGTCGTAAAAATAGGTATCGTCGACCTTGTTAGCCTTAAAGAATTTATCAAGTGAATAACCTAAAAGCGGAATGTGGTGGTAAAAATGCCAGCCACTCATTATAAGCCAATACTCACCGTTCTCAGCCTCACCACAATCTTCAATACCTAAGCGATAGGCATCGCAACCGTTAATAATTTCGTATAACGAATCCTTAGCCGCGGTGTTATTAATAGTCTGTCTAGGCGTGAGAGTGTGGCACTCAACGATCTTAACAAAGCCTAGATATTGAGTTACCATCTCACCCTTTTTGTCGCAGTAGTTACGTTTATAACCCTCGACTTTTTTAGCGAGAATGATAGCCTCTGTTATCTGGATTTCACGCCAGCCGTTTGTTTCCTTAAGATCTTTAGCAATGCCGTTAGTTCTAAGACCTAACTCTTTTGCGCGCGCCTTGAGCTCTGGGATGCCGGCGCTATCATCGTAAAGGTTTGGCAGGATTTCATAACGTGTCGAACTAGTAGAGAATCTAGGGCCATCGGATGCATATATAGAGTGGTATTTAATCATTCGTTTCATATTTATAACTCCTGTTTTGGGCTCGTCCCTTGAGCCGGTTATACAGATCTATAAAGCACACGGTGTGCCAAAGTTTCAGAGCGTGAAATTTCAAGTGCTTAGTACCTGCTTAGCAGATCTTGAGGCGTCGAACTTATTGACGCTTGGGTGCGCTAAGGTGAGATTTCAGAGTGGAAATAGCTGAAATCAATAGAGATTTGAGCAATCGTCGAACTTCTGTACGATGTCGCGTGATTAGTCAGTGCTTAGCAGCGCGTCGTGAATGTAAGCAAAGATGAGAATGATTATCAATTAAGATTTCATTAGGCAATGAAACAATTTGTGTAACAATAAAATGAATCGATTGACCCCCTGACCTTATATATAGTTGGAACCTAAGAGCTCCATCGTTGACTACCGCTTATAACCAGAAACGGCAATATTCGACTAATGATTTCAATGGGTTAGACCAGCGCCAAAAACGCCTAGATTTGTTGATTTTAGGCTAGAAAACGGCCAGTTTTAGTTGGCTCAAATCGAATAGGGGGGGGTGGGGGTCTAATTTATATAAATATTTATGTAATTCATCGCCACCCAAAATTTTTAACCAAATTTCACAATATCTTCACATCTGGTCTTGCTAAGTAATTACTAAGCACTTACGCTTATCCTAGTGAATTCCTTAACTCACCAAATCGATCTGACGGCACTGCAATCCCTCGAGCAAGATCAGGTAGCTGACTTCCTGCCCTCGATCATCCGTGAGCGTGTGAACGCGATCCCCTCTGAAATCTACGATATGCCCTTCGAAGCTCTCGAGCGCAAGCTCTCAGTCGATGGCCATGTGCCTATTGAGCTCTCACGCGTTCGTATAGCCTTCTGGCTCGAATTTGAGCGAGCAAGCCGCACAGGCATACCCTTCTCTCTCGCCGCCGTCTGTGGAGGCGTTATGGGGCTCTCAAAGCTTCAGAAGGAAGTCCTAGCGAATTCCTATCGCCTGGCCTACATAATCACGCCACCGCCGTCCTATGCGCTCGTAATGGACGAGTTCCTCCACTATGGCCTTCAGCTTCAGCGCGAGATCCTAAACATGCCACATGTAAACCCTAAGAACGGGCGCACTGACACCGCCATGCTTAGCCTCAAGAACAAGATCATCGAAGGCATCCATAACCGAGTTAAGGGAATGCCGACCTCAAAGAGCGTACATATCCAAAAACAGCTTGGCGAGGGTGAACTTATAAACCCAGCGGGCGATATTAAGGAAATCGACGCCAAGATCGCAGAGCTCGAATCAAGCGAGAAGGAAGTGAAGTCCTTACGGCGAGGCGAATCGTGAGCGTGATCCTAACCATCCTCTCCGCATGGCTACTCGCTGACTTTCTCTCAGGCCTATTCCATTGGTACGAAGATCGCCTGCTGATCGAGCCATCGCGATTCAAGCTTATCGAGCAAATAAGAATCGATAACGAACTTCACCATGTCCAGCCCTACGCGATGACAAGGCTTCCGTGGGTAGACAATATTTACCAATCGGTATATGTAGCTTCTCCAGTTTCTCTTTGTTTAAGCCTTGCCGGCGCGCCGGTTGTTATCTCTTTGGCGATTCTCTTCCTAGGCTTCGCTAACCTCGTCCATCGCTGGGCGCACATTCATCCAAAGAAACTTAATCGATTCATTAGATTCATGCAGTCGCTGGGACTTTTTATCTGCTTCGATCATCACAATTCTCACCACTTCTCTGAAGGCACTGGCCGCATTACTAAAGAAAACTCAACCTCTCACTACTGCGTTATGACCTGCTGGCTAAATCCGATCTTAGACAGAATTCGATTCTTTAAATTCCTAGAGCTTATATTCATGAGGCGTAAATGACCAATCTACAATTCTTCGCAATCATCATGGCTCTAGCTGTGATCGCAGCGAACACTTACGAAAATGACGAAATCATGCAGTTCACCTGGCGAGGGATCTCCTGGGCCTCGTGCTTCTGCCTAGCCTACGAGGTTCTAGCTATATGACACCAGAAGAAGTAACAAAGCTTGAGAGCTATATTAAAACCCTACCCTTCATTTGGCCGATCGCCATGATTGCGATCTATCCGAACAAGATGGGTAATTACTTCTTTCAAAACGCGCCTAAGTTCTTTGTCGATATAACGCTCGAGTGCCCTGAGACAAAGAAAACCATGGTTATCCAAAAGAACGCCAAGGACTTGCTACGAAAGATCAACCAACACGAAAAATACAAACACCTCAAGGATGAAGTGAATGAGACGAAACAAGAGAGTTAGAAATAAAACTGCCTGCATTGGTTTATTCAGCAAAAAGCGCCAGCTTGAGGCGCTCACTCAGCACATCAATGAATTGGTGCGTGAGCTCGATCACAGGTTCCAGATGTACGCGAAAGCTAACGTCTCACCGCGCGAGATGCTCTGTCGTTTAGCTTCGCTTCGCCGTGAGATCGATCAGTCCTTCATTAGAGCCCGAGAGCTTGAGGCGAGCCAAATCCATTGAATAATTCTAGAGAGTACGCCGCTAAACTTAAAAAGCTTCAGCTCCTAGAGCAGCGCGAGAAGATGCGCTTTGAACTTCCGCACCTCTATGGCTTTCCATTATACAGTTGGGCTGAGGAGTTCATTTACTCTGATGGCGGTCCAGGGCGCATGCTCCTGCTCTGTGCTGCGAATCAGGTGTCAAAGAGCAGTACTCTCATCCGAAAGAACATCACACTCGCCACTGATAAAACCCTCTGGCCTAGGTTCTTCCCACGGCGTGAGCCCATGACCTTCTGGTACGTCTATCCTGACGAGAATAAGATCGAGGAAGAGTTCAGAGATAAGTGGGTGCCTGAGTTCCTACCGCGCGGAACGATGAAGGATGACCCTATCTATGGCTGGCGAGAAGTTAGATCCAAGCAAGGCAAGCTTAGTGTGCATTTCAATAGCGGCGTTGTAATCGCCTTTAAAACCTGGAAGTCAGATCTTCAGTCAGGAACCTTAGACATGGTTTCAGTCGATGAGGAACTGCCAGCGAAGCTATACCCGGAGCTTGCGCTGAGACTTTCCAGATACGCCGGGATTTTCGCGATGGTGTTTACAGCGACCTTGAATCAAGATTTCTGGTTTCGTGCGATCGAACAGCGCGGTAAAAAAGATGAGACCTTCGTTCATGCGAAGAAGTGGCAAATATCCATGGAGCATGATTGTAAGGTCTATGCTGATGGATCGCCAAGCCCATGGACTGAGGAAGAAGTAAATCGCGTTAAGAACTCCTGCGGCTCTCAAACAGAGATTGATCGTAGGGTGCATGGCAGATTTGTGACTGAGGTTGGTGTGAAGTACTCAAGCTTCTCTCGTGAGAAGAACGTCAAACCCGCCTCGCCAACGCCCAAGGGCTGGCACTATTACTCAGGCGTTGATATCGGCTCAGGCGGAAAAAACCATAAGGCTGCGATAAGTATCGTGGCGGTGAATCCCTCCTACACCTACGGAAAGCTCGTAAAGTTCTGGAAGGGTGATGAGTCACACGAGACCACCAACGATGACATCTTAGATAAATATAAAGAAATGACCGCCGATATTCCTGTCCTTGACTGTGAACAGTATGATCATCGGGCGCGTGATTTTTTCCTCACTGCGGAGCGAGCTGGCTTTTCATTTCAGAAGGCTAACAAGGACCACGGCGAGGATATGCTCAATATGCTCTTCAAGAACCAGATGCTGGATATTGAGGAGGGCGAGCTCACGGATGAGCTCGTTATTGAGCTATCTACTCTCAGAGTGGATACAGCTAAGACCGTAGCGAAGGACGATGGCATTGATTCCCTCCGTTATGCAGTAAGTAGTGTTGAGTGGGATCTTTCCCGCATTCAATCAAACACGCTCATCGAGTTTAAAAAGCAGAGTCAAAAGAAAATAGAAACAAGCAATGAATCACATAGAGGCGATCCAACTCTTCAGCCTGAGCCCAACGAATGGGACTCAGATCAAGAGATCGACGACTGGAACGACCTACAAGGAGGTTTTTAATGTCCACTGAAGCAAATGAAAGCGCAACTCAAATCGATCCACAGGCTCTGGTCTCTGTGATCGAAGCACTCGCCAAGGCTGGTGCCAGACATTTTAGTTGGGGAAATATGTCGATTGATTTCGTCGAAAAGCCCGCAACGCAAGAACTTCATATCGATATGGCCGAGCACATGAAGGAACAGAATAACGAATCTGAGTACGAAAAATTAATGAGAACGAGAAAAGAATATCTAGAAGCGCAGGACGATGACCTGGTGATCACGGATCCAGAGGCATGGCTAGCGAAGGAGACCTCAGGTGGAAATTAAACTTAAAGAGCTTACGGAGCTTAACGAACTCTACGATCGCGCTGATATGACCGATAAGAAGGTCTTTGCTGAAATGAAAAGCAATATCCTTCTCATAAATAACGAGCATTATAAAAAGTATTCGACAAAGCTCGACGCTACACTGAGAAACGCTGGCGTTAGCAAAGATCGGCGCCTTCGCCTAACTAAGAACCACACGCAGAAGATCACCTCAGACATCAAGGATATCTTTGTTTCTCAGATGTCAGCCTTTAAGCCCTGCCCTCGTAACGAGAACGAGATGTCAGATTCAAAGGCCGCGGAGCTTGCAAACTCTGTATGGCAGTGGGGTAGTGAAAAGATCGAGTGGGATGATTTTGTCGATCGTGCGGTGAATAGCTTTGTCGATATTGGCGAGGTTGGCTCTAAGGTATTCTGGGATCCGAACGCTGGCGACATAAAGGGTTATAATCAAAAAGTAACGGCTGAGGGTTTGCCTCTATTTCAAACGCCAGATGGTCAGATTACAACTCAATCGCAAGATCAGATGGGCCTTATCAAGTATGCGCCTTTAGCTGATAAATCAAAGCCTGTTTTTTCAGGGCGCCTTTTGGTTGAGCCGCTTTATTGCTTTAACCTTCTTCGCGATCCTTCAGCGCAGTTAATGAAGAATTCCCCTGTAGTGATTTATCGCCACATGAAGGATCTTAAGGCTGCAAAACTTTTGGCGAAGGATGAGGAGACGAAGAATAAGGTCATCGAGAGTGCGAACCGCACCTATAAAATCTTCGATTCCACGAGCGGCGAGTTCTATGATTCTAAAAATCAAGTAATGATAAGGGAGTTTTACTATAGGCCATGTCACGAATATCCACGCGGTTATTTCTACATATGCACCGAGGATGCGATCCTCGATCATGGAGAAATACCCTTCGGTGATCTTGGTGAGATTGCCTTCCCTATTAAGCACACAGGCTACGACATTATTGAAACTAGCCCGCGCTATGCCTCGCCAATCAGACCACTACGCCCACTTCAGGCTGAGGTGAATCGCACGGCCTCGAGCGAAGCTGAAACACAGATCACTATGGGCCCAGATAAGGTGTTCCTCAAGGTCGGTGGCACGATCACTAAGGGTGCAGAGATGGCAGGGATGAGGGCCTATCACACCTCAGGGCCCGCGCCAACGGTTGTTCCTGGTCGTTCAGGCCAGCAGTATGTTGGAACTCTAGAGCGTGCGATTAGTGAAATGTACTTAATCGCAAAGCTCCCGGAGAACGCCAATCCTACGGCGAATGTCACCGATCCTAGAAGTGAGCTTTATAAGTCGGTTCGTCAGAAGGCTAGATTCTCGCGCCAACTTTCTCGTCTTGAGCGCTATTTCAAGTCCATCGTGAATACCTGGATATTCCTTGCTCAGAAGTATCTCGACGATCAGGAAGTGATCAAGGCCACTGGTAAGTCTGAGGCTGTGAACATTCCTGAGTTTAAGCAAATCGAATCAAGCGATTTGGCGATTAAGATCGAGCCCGTGAGTGGTGATTACAACACCATGTTCGGAAAGTCCTTAGAGATCGAGATGATCGCGCAGTATCTGGGTAAAGATTTGCCAGATGATATGAAGGCCGCTTTAGTGCGAAGCCTACCGTTCATGAATAAGGAGCCTGTCATTCAGCAATTGATGACCCAGTACGATGCTCCGATGAACATGCTCTTGGCACTGGATCGTGGCGAGGATCATATTCCTAATAAGTACTCTGATGAAACCGTAATGCTCAAAGCGCTTTACCTGAGACTTCAAAAAGCGGATTACGATCTTCTGCCGCCTGAGGTTCAGGCTAAGTACGCTGAAGTGATCACCGCCTATGAAGAGATCGCAGCGATGAAGGCTGAGGAAGCTCTTCGTTTACAGAAGGGTATGATCCCTACGGGCGGAAATCTCGTCAAGGTCGATTACTACATCATGGATGAAAACGGTAAGCAGATCCGCGGTACCTTCCCTTCTGAGTCGCTTGATTGGTTGAAAGAGACCATAGCAGCGCAGGGGATGGCACAAGAGCGCCTTGAACAAATGGCAAATTCTCAAGGCCTAGTCGATATCGGAAGCCAAGTTCCATCACTTAATGAACCTAATATGCAGCAACAACAAATTCCAATGGAGGGAATGAATGGAAGTTTCTAATGAAACCGTAATACCAGTAGACAACGCGAGCGAAGCCCCTGAGGCGACGCTTGAAATAGCTCAAAGCCAAGCGCCACTTTCTGATGAGGTGGCACCAGCGGTCAAAGCCGAGCCGGCACAGCCCGCCTATACGCCAGATTACACCTATAAGGTCGTAAACGAGGTTAAGGAGTTCGATCCAAGAATCAAGGGGCTTATTAAGTCTAAGGAAGATGAGCAGTGGGCACGCGACCTTGTAACGAAGGCTGAGGGCCTTGAAGTAAATAAACGAAATCTCGAGATGACAGCCCGCGAGCGCGATCAACTCAAAGCTGCGTACATGCCGCTTCAAAAGGACGTCACTCAAGTTTTACATATGATTGACAAAAAAGACTATCCTTCGCTGTTTGCTGTGCTTGGCGTGGATAAGAAGGACATTCTTCAGTGGGCCTATGAGGAAGTCACTGTACAGGAGTTGCCGGAACACCAAAGAAAGGCATATAATGAGCGAAACGAGCTTTCTCGCAAGCACTACACTCTTGAGCAGCAAAATCAAGAAATGCGCGAACAGCTTCAGCAAATTCAGCTCACGCAACGCCAAACTGAGCTCACAAATATTGTAAATTCAGGCGATCACGCTTCGATCGTAAAAGAGTTCGACCAACGAAATGGTCCAAACGCTTTCTATAACGAGGTTGTTCGCAGAGGAGTAGCTCACGCTACGGCCACGGGAGAGACGAAATCTCCGCAAGATGTGATTAATGAAATTATCACTGTCTATGGTCTAAAGAGAGAGGCTCCAAAAGCTACGAATATGAGTTCAGGACAGGGCGCTTTACCAGTGATTCCGAACACCGGAAGTAGTGGTGCAGCTCCAGTCATGAAAAAAATCAAAACGGTAGAGGAGATGAAGGCATACGCCCAAACCCTCGAAGACTAATTTTTTCAATGGAGTGAAAAATGACAGCCTCTTATAATGACATGTTAAATGATCATTTACATTATGATCTATTAAAAGAAAAACTCGAAAAGAAGAACTACATCTGGAAAACCCTTGAGCATGACGACGACGTCAGTGGCGATATCATCGTCCCTTTCGAATCTTCTCGTGCTTCAAGCGTTAAAGCCGGTGGCGGCCCTACTGCGGTATCTGCCATCTCTAAGCACGCTAACGTGCGCGGTTCAATTGCGTTCGCAAACCTTCCAAAGCGTTGGGGTTCACTTATCTTCAATTGGGAAGATATTTTAAACCACGATGGTCGCATAAAAGCAAAGAGCTA